TATCGTAGTAATCCTCGAGCCGATCATGTCTTTTGGTTTTGTGTTTGTTCTTTCTGACATAGTGCGACGAGTATTCCCCGGCACGCTCGATCTTGCTGCCGAGCAGTTCGTCCTTCCATACCGGAGAGATCATGCGGACGTTGCTAAAGGACTCCAAGGTGAAGAACGAATTGTGTCCATGCTTGGATGCCAAGATACATGCCGCACTATACTCGATGTGATCGGTCATGTTGATAGTCAGACAGGAACCGCCGAGCATCTTGCGCAGCATCTCCAAGCCAGCATCAACAGATCGCTTGGGATAGTCCATCAGGGCAGATGAAGGCGGAAGCATCACGTAGTTATAGTGATCCTTCTTGATGTCAATTCCCCAGTAGTTGGCCCACCCTGATGCGATCTCACCCAGCACACCGAAGATGTCATTGCTGACAATGCTGGTATGTGGGAATGCGAGTCGGTATCCACGCAATAGATACTTGAGATACTGTGCTCCCTGCCACGCCGTCTTGTGATCGGGATTCTCGAATGACTTTGTCGGGATGGTTACCAGACAAATATCATGCGGTTCATACCGTACATCCGACAGAGCAATGGCTTTGCCGAGGGCAAGCATCATCATGCACAGATTCTTGTCATGCTCCCTGCGCAGATCGGCCACAATCCACTGCTTATCAGGCAGTTCGCTGGCCTCACGATCAGACAATTCATCACCCGTAAAGGGCGTGTCACTGCTTCCAAGCGTGGGATTGTAGCGCTTCTTTTGCTTCTCGACAAAGTCGAGTGCCGAGTCAACTGCTGTTTGCATATTAATTATTCCTTCATCCCCACTTTCCAGTGGGTTGGTTAAGATTTGCTGGTGTAACACTGGGTTCATCCGGTTGCCGTGCAGCGATTGAGTAAGACGCTCCCGACGCATGCGATAAGCATGATCAAGAGCACCGCGATAATGACGCAGTCTATGGCGGTTAGTGGACATATGCTGGTTACCTTTCCTCCGGAAAGCTTGGCTGCCTGCAACGCCTTCTCGGCATCGTCGTATTCCAGTTGGCTTCCATCAGGGAATTTTACCCGGTGTGTTTCTTTTCTGACCACGCTCATGCGTTCACCACATCAGATGCGTTCACCACATTATACTTTGGATAGGTTGTCTTCGATGTGACAGAGGAAGTCCCGCTGGTGGTTTGGAATCCGAGCGAGCGTTGTTGCTGGCTACGGGCATAGGTCGAAGCGGCACGCAGATCGAAGTCATCAACCGCAATCTGCTTGGCACCACGGAGGGTGACCAGCTTGCCATCACGGATCATCTTGGGGGACGTATAGTCCACCACGTTGATGTCCTTGAACATGCTGGTGATGTTGTCGCTCGTCGTTCCGAATACCAGAGCGGGAGTCTCACACACGGCAGCTGAACTCACATGCAGTCGTGCCGTGGAGCAACGTCCCACGATCACATCGTTGTGCGGATTGAGTCCGACAATGGCCATATAACCACTGATGTCATGCAGTCCTTTCGGCCCACGGTTGGCCAGCACATTGACGATGTGCTCCGAATCACAGGTGGAGTAGTAAGCCCATCCCTTCGGGGCATCGAAGTCAACCACCCCGTTGTGGACAATCGCCCAGCCCTTCTTGCAGAACGGGTGGGTATTGGGAAGGTTCTTCTCATTGGTCGAGGTGCGGCCATGAAGGATAATTGCTCGGACTTTCTTGGGCACCTTACCGTCCCGTCCGAAGACGCCTTCGACCATGTTGCTCATCGGTCCAAGCTTGGCGCGTTCCACGAATGCCTTGCCGATGCCGATGTAATCCACCGGGTCCACATAGCGTTCGATATAACGGGACTTGGCTTGGCTCTGGATGATGAACCCGAACCCATCACGCTCACTGGAGCAGAGGGTTTTGTGGAACGAGTCCACGACTTTGCTCAGAGTTTCATTCCATTCGACTGGCTTGCTGAATACGATAGCTCCAATTTTACACATATATTTAATTCCTTAGGTTGAGTTGGTTGCGGAGTAGGAAGAACATTCCTCCCCGCATTCTGATTGATTTCGCTGCGTTGTTGAGATTGCGGTAGAGGACAGAACAATCGGACAAATGCAAGGCGCATGTCCCATTGCTGAATACCCTTACCACATAGGGGATATGGTTGTGAACTGTTCCGATGATGTTACTCGATCTCAATGCCGGATTCCTCCAACACACGGGCGGCAACCCGCATGTTCTTGGGAACCTGATCGGACTTCACTTTCTCGCTGGGGTTGTGCGTGTTGTATTGCGCCAGCACCCAGTTCTTGAGGCCAGTCGGAGCACGGCTGGAGAAGAACGCATCGAGTGTGGTAACATTCGTGCGACGGTCAGCGAGGAACAGGATCAGGGATACCCATTGTTTGATCTGTTGGTAGCGGACGGACCCGTGGAACTGCCTGATTTCCACGGTCTTGTGACGGTGGTAGGCTTGGAAGTTCACCGCCCAGTAGCGTTCCGAACTGTGCATGTCCAGCTTTTCCTCGAATCTACAGAACCGATTGTTCCGACGATCCGGCGGGGTCAGCTTGGACAACCACGGCATCGCCTTGTTCAGACGACTGGCGAAGTTAAACGCCGAGTCCTGTGCCAGATTTCGGCAGTCCAAGTGAACGTGCAACCCGCACATTTCATTGGCCTGTGCATATCCGAAGTCACGAAGGATGTCGCACACCTTCTTCAACTTGTCGAAGATGTTGTTGCGTCCTGCCGTAACCACAATCTCCCTTCCGTGGTAGTTTGTATCCTTGTATCTGTAGGCATAGAGGCTGCCATCCTCCTTGACCTGAACCATGGGGATTTTAAGCAACCTATCCACCGCATCGGAGACGCCAGCCTCACGCAGGAAGCATTCGATTTCGATGGTCACACCGAACCCCGGCTTGATTACCCGGTTCATCATCTCAACAGAACCTTGGGCCGTGTTGGATTGCTTGATCATTTCGACAAACGAGCGTGAGGATGTGGGTGATGCCTTGCTGGTCTGTCGGATGATCCGCTTCCCATCAATGAGGAACTGTGCCGCAGCGCGAAGCATGTCCACCATCAATATGGCAGCTTCCTTGGTATTCTTCTGCCCATGGATTTGGGCCTCCTTCACATACCTCGCAGACCGACGGAAGCAATCGGGATTGCCTCGGGATTTGCGTGCCAGTATGCGCAACCGGGTGAGGTTGGTAAGGCTGGAGATTTCAGATAGATTGTAGATCAGGGACGGCCCGGCGTATTCGCTGAGTTCGTGTGCCTCGATCTGCTTCTCAAACAATGCGTGTCTTTGTAATGCATTCATGTAACTCCTTTCAGGATAGTGGTTTGAAGTTCGGGCAGATACTGTTACGCGACCCGTCGGCATTAAGCCACGTGCCTTGGTTGGCAGCACGCAGTTGGCTCAACCAAGCGATCACCCACGGCTCCAGCTTCCCGTCGGCATGGGTCAGGAAGTCCTGCCAGTCACGGTAGGAACGGGGGGAATCCAGCAGGAACGACCCCACCATGGGCCAGCCAACAATGTCGTTGGCGCAGGAGAATCCCGGAGGGAACCGCATTTCAATCGTGCTGTGGCAGTGGATGGCTTCCATGTTGATCGCGCAGTAACGTCCGTATCTGTCATGGTTGTTACTTGGGCAGCAGTAGCTACTATTGAACCGGGACAACGGGACGCACTGATAGAGCCAGTGTCTGAGGTTGTTATACAACCGCTTCCCGGCGATCCTTTGACGCTCTTCCGTGAGGTGGCCGACCGACAGGTGAACATGCATTCCGCATGAGGCATCCGTCGTTGCCGCGCCCTCGATGAAGGAAGCGATCTGCTTGAGCCGCTCCCACCGTCCGACAATCGAGGTCACCTTGAACTCATAGCCACTCGCACCCGAGGCACATTCAGTCACCGAAGGATCATTGCTGATCACGGTCAACTTCTGCTGCTCCATGAAGCGACATGCCTGGTTTTCATCTTCATTGGATAGGAAGAAGCACTCCAACTCCACGCTTGCAAGGCGAATCTTGCCGGATGCAAGCATGCCCTCGTCACGCAGGACGGTGATGAACTGTTGGTTGTCCGACTTGAACGCTGCCTTGACCTTGGTATAGACGTTGGATACGACACCCGGCTGCTTCAACTGGCGACGGAAGTTCCGCAGCGTGTTGAGGTATTCCAAGGTGGCACTGTCCGGCTTCTTGAGCGCAACCTGTGCGCGCTTCATGTTTCGCACCGTCTTGCCTGTGATCCGGGGTTTGGGGGCCACGGGTTTACGGGATGGACGGCGAATCTTCTTGGTTACTTTGGTTGTTGTCATAGTTTGTTTCTTATGCTATCCCGCTATAAGCGGGACTGGTTTTCCTTAGTTTCGCCCGGCGTATCTGCGCCACCGATGGATTCGGCCCACCCACACGACAACATTGCCGCATGCGTAGCCGGATTTCTCAGACTTGCGCTTCCACTTCCGGGCTTGGGTGATGTTTTTCCGTGCGATCTTACAGACGGACGGCATGTTTGAACGCCTCGGCAACGGAGCCGAGTTGTCGTTTGGTCGCCTCGATGCGGCGCAACTCTTTGTTACGACGCTGACGATCCTCGAAGGCGAGGTTTGCTGAGATGGTCTGCTCTCTTTGGCAGACGGTTGGATGATGATCATACGTGTATCTCCTAGTGCTCATGTTCCCGGCCAGCCTGAATGGCTGACTCAGTCATGAGATTGCTGTCCCCTGCTGTTACCAAGGGACAGTGTCTCATTGCTTGGGCCTGTGAACATTCCACCAAGCTTGGAATGCTTCTTCCTCGGGCGATCCGTCCTCCACCCACTGCGCATACAGGCCAAGGTAGATAATCCCCTTGGTTCTACAGTGGGTATTGGTGTTGGACAGGGCGCAGAGGAAGTTGATCAGGATGGATCGTCTCTCACCCAGTAACGCAGGGCCGGGGCCATACATCAACTCGGTGGCTTGGATCACATTGAGCCTGTCCTGCTTGAGCATGGATGCCTCTGCGCTGATGGTATTTGCTATCATCACAGCCTCCGTCCCAACTTCCCGGCTAGTTCCTGCAATGCCCGATAAGTATCATCCAGCAGGGAGTGGAGATACTTCACGTTCTTCGGTGGGTCTTGGACGAGGAACAGGTCGCGCTCGGGTTGATCGCACTTGCCGTTCATATTCCAGAAACACCGCTTGTTTCCAAGGGTTCCTCCAACCATCTGTGTTTCCTTCACATACTCCAAGCGAGACACATGCTTCCCGGCACGGGTCAGCACCTTGACTCCACAGTGCGCAGCCTTGAGGCTGAACGGGTAGTGGACACGCTTGAGCAGCACGGGTTCCTTGATGGGGGTAGGCTTGGGCGCTTTGACCACACGCTTGCGTCCGTGATGGCACACATGATTTTCCAGTGCGCTCACCCTGCGCTCGTTCACTTCGCCCTCGCCCATCTTCCTGATGATGATGTAGTCATGCACCCACGCATTAACGACGACATCGATAGTATGCCACCTGTCCAGCATGGCCTTGCTGTTTCCCTCCTTGTTTGCATATCCACCAAGGTCACCGACCTGTGCATACTTTGGATAAGGTTTGTGAACCAGTCGATACCCCTTGGGAATCTGGGTGTAGCCAGTCTTGTTGTAGGTAATCTTCGGATTCATTTCCCCTCCTTCCAAGCCAGCGTCTGCTCGGCATACCACTTGGCAATCTGGGCATTCGACAGCCCATCCGGTGGCACCAGCCTGTCGAACCACGCATCGAACAACTCTTTGGTGGTGGGTATGTGATACTCGGGCAGGTTATTCATGTCAGCCCATGCAACCACAGCAAAGGACTTGTCTTTGACAAGGTTCCAAGACACCACCTGAATGTAACCCGTCTGGTGCTTCGCCAGCACACAACCTTGGTATGCGTCCTTCACCGTGGGCAGCCCATCCCGCACGCTGACCCACTTGAATCCCTTGGGCTGGGTATCCAGAGCCTCGGGAATCTGCACCACACCGACGTTGGTTTCGCGGTTGATGTTGACGATCTCACTTCCGGCAATGGCACAGTAGTGATAGCCGGGATCGTGTCCAATCCAAGAAGTGTCCACGCTTCCCCATACGGTGGGAGGACTGTGATAAATCCTCCCCATGAATGACTTGCATTCAAGAAGCTTGAACTCGCCGCCTCGCCCAAGGTAAACGTAGCCGTCGGGAGGTTGCGGCAATCCTTCGGGCAGCTTCATCGCATCACCTCCAGCTTACGCACGATGGCGACACGTTGCCGGGTATTGGCAGCATGCAACTCACGCGCATGTTTCTGCTGGGGAGTGGTCGCCCACCCTGCCCAGTTACAGATGGCATCGAGCGATGACGCCCGCGTCCTCAGTTCGGAGAGCCGTGCTTCCAGCATCTCCCTCATTTCAGTGCTCATGATTGGTATCCTTTCGTTTGTTGATTCTCGAACCACTCCCCACACAGGGAATGGTGAGAGCTAGACCCACTGCTGTCACCAGTGGGCCATGCTGTCATAGATCAGCAGGTCGATTGAGCCTTGGGGAATAGGTTACGGTGATGTCAACTTCCACGATGATACTCTTTTGGCAACACGGGAAATAAACTTCACTGTATCCTTGCACTGGGTCTCCATACTCCGTGCTCCACTCTACGCCGAACTTTTTGAGGCAGATGGGACAGGTAACATCACGGCAGCCATCATTCACTAACCATAAATCGTTCATGACTCCACCTCCTTCAATGCCAAGCATTCCTTGGGTTTCAGGTATCCATTGTCGCCATCACGGATGGGTCGCCCAATGTGCTGTTCGCACCGTATCCATTCGCTATTGTCGAAGTGTGGGCAGATACGACCTTTGGGTTCGACCCAATTCCAGCACCATTTCCCAGCGGGAACAGCGATAGGAGGAAGGGCAACCTTGATCAACCCACTCATGACTCCACCCACTTCCCATGGACGCGGAGGAACGCTTCGGCACGCTGGGCAGCAGTGGCAAAGGTTGATTGATGCCCAGTGATCTGAGCCATAGCGAAGATGTAGTTCGTCCTTTGCTCTGCGGTCAGCGTTTTCTCCGCATCGTGCATGGCGTCGAGGTCGTTCGGGTAGTCAGGGCAGTCGCTGAACATGTGTCTGGTGGATTTGTGTCTCCACCCATGCACGACGCTGTCGTAGGCCCACCCGAGTATCGCTGCGATGGCGACCTGTTGTGCTCTGGGATTCATTCCTCCGCCTCCCCATCGAAGACGCCACCGAGGTCAAGAGGATCATCCCCACGACGCAGCGACATCTTGGCCATCCTCCGCTCGAAACGGTGTGCTTCCCGCTTCAAGTTCTTGCGCATCAGGGGATGTTTGATCTGCTTGATGGACGCGACAGCACCCTTGATGCGAGGGGCAGTGTTGTCCTGTTCAGGCTGGCAATCGGCCAGCATCAGCGGGTTACCGCTCATTTGGCACCCCGCAATCCAGCCATCATGGCATCCTGAACCCGCTTCAAGCACTCGGGGCCACGGACAAGACCGCCCCTGAACCCGTCGACCACGGGCGACAGCACAAACCCGATGGCGAACGGGATGAGCGCGATTGCAATAGCAGCCAGCACATACATGCAGCATGCACTGGTTTTGATTATACGTTTCATGGTATCTCCTTGTTGTCCTACTCCTTCATTGGAACAGGCATGGAGGGGTTGGATTGCTGGTCGCAACCCCCCATTGCGTGCCTCAAGGCAAGCCCCTACACGGGCCACAATAAGAAGCATATTGCGGCACAGATGATGTAGATGACCACAAGCAGTATGCACAGCTTTCGATAGAAGCTCATTTGTTTACTCCATGTTGAGTGTTGATGTTCAGTTTCGCCAGCCCCAATGCCTCCATGACTTCCATGGCAACCGCCCTAGGCATGAAGCACGGCCTCTTATCCCCATCCTCCCATATCTCCACCAGGTTCAACCCGTGGACAGACTTACAGGGAGTAATCTCGATACGTATCAGCCTTCCATTCATTTGGCCACCTTCGGACAGATGCCTATTCCATACCAACTTTTTGCCACGATGTAGTCCTCTCCATCAATGGTTACAACCATTATCTTGTATGGTGTCACATGGTTTTGAGGTAGCTTTGCGCTATAGTTCGCGGCCAAAATAAGGCCAATAAGTCCCACTACTATAATTATCCTACACAGCGTGATTCCATTCATTCTTCCCTTTCCCGGCAGCATACGATGTTCCCAATAGGGATGGACACACTTCCCGCCTTCCCCATGCCCCAAGGCACAGTTCTGGCTAAACCCTTACCCATCAGGAACAAGCACCAGATTCCAGCACGGGCAGCCTATGATGGTTGCCTATAGCTAGACACAGCACCTGTTCCCACCCGTCTAGCCAATCCCTTTCTCCATGGTATTGGCCAGACTTCTAAGACAAGGTCTGTCGGCAGCATGAGATTCCCCACTAGGGAGACAACACACCACCGACCAGTCTTTCCCTTCCCTTTCCAGAACCCGTTAAGGCTCTAGACTCAGGACAAGGCGATCTTACGGCAGCATGGTATGGTCCTACCCATAGGCACAGACACATCCCATCATCCAGCGCTACCAAAGCACCTTCCTGCCGTAAGCCGCTTATCCTCAAGGACAAGGGGGAAGTGATCCTCACTCAACCATCTTGTTGCGAGTGAATCTCACTGCCGAAGGACGCCTCCCCAGCAGGGAAGCGGCACTCGATAGTGCATAAGGCTGGGAGGATGGGACTCCGAGCCTTTCCGATACGCTGGCCGGGGCTCAGGAAGCGGCGGTCAGGGTGACCTTGGCCTTATCGGCCTTGATCGCCCACTCGAACTTAAGGCCATGATCGGCCAACAATCGGCGGACGCTCCACTTCGCGGCCCGGTAGGCGGTGGAGCCAGCCGGGGTCATGGCGAAGGTCTTGCCGACGAGGGAGCCGAGGGTGACCTTGCCGGAAGGCAAGCCGAGGACTTCGCGGAGGACGCTGAGGTCAGCGGGATGGGCAGCGGCAACCATGTTCTTGACATAGTCGTTTGCCTTGGAGGACTTCTTGGTGACCTTGGTGCTGGCCTTACGGCTGACTTTGGTGGTTTCGACGGGTGCGGACTTGGCCTGTTCCTTGAGGATGGCCTTGGCCAGCGTGGTGTAGTTGATGTTCATGTGTTGATACTCCTATGGAAGGGACTCAGACAGAGGCATTTACCACTGGGCAGCATCCATTGGGGACACTGTCCTGTCTCTCTCGTTCCTTCCACAAAGTATAAGCCATGGAGGTTTCTTTCCTTCAATGGCGGAGGCTGGAGACAGGGGAAAGCCGGGAAGTGGGCATGGAAAAGTCTGGCCCGACCCGGCCCCTATGGGGTATGGCCGGGGTCTGCCGCGCAGGTTGACCCTAAGAGAATTGTAGGGTTCCCCTCCAAACTGATGTGCCTTGCTGGTTTTTTGCAGCACAGAAAGTCGGAAACGCAGGGGAGGAGGCCGCCGCCGTTGGTGGAGAATGGCTTATAAATTTTGGACACTTAAAAATTCTGCAAGGATGGAGGGGAAGTTGACAAGTGGGAGTGCTCTCAGGGGTCGTGGTGTCGTAGGGGTAGGTTGGGTCTGGCGTGGTTGGAAATCCCATACCGGGAAAGAAAGACCCCCCGGAAGCTTTGAGGGCTGCCGAGGGGCCTAGGAGGATACCATATGAAAGCGGGTTCTGTGACCCGGTCATGCTTTTTGGGGATGGGAGCATGCGGCCCGAAGTTGGCAAGTCCGCTCGGGATCGAACCGAGGCAGGAAGTTTTGGAGGCTTCCGTGCTACCAGCTACACCACAGACTTGTTGAAAGGGTTGCGGGGGCGGGATTTGAACCCGACGATCTGCCTGACTGATCTACCCCACAGATGGAAGGTAGTCGTTGGCCTTGATGAAGTCAAGGAGGATGGGGGAGAAGGAGGGGTTTTTGACGCCGTGAATGGAGAGGGGGAGGGTCTGGAGAAGGTGGTGGAGGGTTTGGGTGTCGGGGATGGTATTGGAGACATGGGAGATGCCGACGGAGCGGAGGGTAAAGCCTGAGGTAGCGGCGGCTAGGCAGAGCCAGCGTTCGCCGAAAACGCGAGGCGTAGCCGGGCCTCAAATTCGACCTGCGCAGATTCGAGGGCCATCTGCTCGGGCGGTCCCCATTGATCGGTTTTGGCGGCGGAGTATTGCAGGCCATTCCAGGCGCGCTGTGCGAGCGTCGGTTCCTCTCCGCGCCATGCGTCGGCGCGGCCCCAAATCACACGCGCCGCATTGAAGTCGGCCAAAAACGGCGAACAAGGCGCTGCTCCCAATTCGGCGGGCGGAGACGCACTAGCTGTCATTGTGGCTCCTCTCCGCCCGCCTCATGGGAGAGCTTTGCGTTCGGAATATCATCAATGTCGTCCGCTTCTCCTAGCGCATAGGCGATGGCTTCATACACGCCCGGACTGTGCGCGTCTTTCTTTGCAGTCCGTAGAGCATCCCTCAGCACCGCGATTTCTCTCGCCGCAGAGTTGGCGATCAAGTTTTTTTCCTCCATTATTTCGCGGTGCGCCACCCACTTAAGGTCATTGACCTCTGAATCGAGCAGATGGATTCCATGGTTATTGACCATGTGCAGCCACAATTCCGAACCAGCCGCTTGACCACAATCGGCTATAACGTCCTGCGGTTTGTCTTTCATTTCGTCACTCACTTTTGCTCCTTTGGTTTGGCTGTATCATCAGCCGATTGGGTCAGTTTATTGTTGGGCGGATATTCATTCCATTCGCTTTCTGGCCCTGCGTTTTCGCAGACAGTGCATTTCTGCTTTTCTAGCACCTCTTCGACGGTATGGATTGTTCCGCAGATGCCGCATTCCAGCTTCGGCAGCGTCCTACCACGTAGACTTATCGACCTTGCTGATCCGCGCCGCATTCCAGCGCGGGCCAGTCCTTCCGCGAAGGCGTCCATGAATTTCCTTTTTTCCTCAGTAGGCAGCTTTGCCAGATCTTCGTTTATTGTGTTTTGCATAGTTCCTTTCATGGTCAACGACCAACCAGGCCCGTCGCTGACGCATACGTCACCCATACCCTTCTCGATCCAGTAGTATCCACCATCTGGGGTCTGCCACTGGTCGAGGGTTTCGAGGATGATGCCGATGGCGGTATGGGAAAGGAGGTATGGGGAGTGCATGAACCGACGGGCGAGATAGCCCTTGTCGCCCATGATGGGGTTGGCGGTGAAGAGTTGGGAGCCGAAGAGGGAGGCTTTGGGGATAGGGGCGTGGGGGGCCTTGGTCAGGAGAGTGGAGTCGTATTCGAGGAGGGCGATGTCGGTATTGAGGGTGTGGGCATAGCGGAGGACGGAGTGGAGTTTCTGGATGGAAGAGAGGCCGTCGCGACCGGAGCCATCGGGGATGAAGTAGGGACCGTCGGGAAACCAGCGGGGATAGACTTCGTGTGGGTTGACGACCCAGATGATGTGATCGAGGGTGGCCTGCCAGACTGGGAGCATGGCAGTGATGGTGGGGATGGCGTCCTTGTGGATGGCAATGAGTCCGGTCATAGAGGTATTATGCTTCGTAGCCACGTTGTAGGTCGGCCTCGCAGTTTAAAACCCAATTTTTTTCGCGCTCCAGTTGCATTTTGGCGCGTTCGAGTTCTTCTTTGAGGTGCGTATAGTCACGTTCGGCATCAGACTTGGCCATGGCTATTTTGGCCTCTCCGTTTTTGTAACCCTCATCGAGGTTGCGTTGGGCCTCACGAACTCTGGATTCTTGTTCGCGGACGAGAACCTTGGCATTGGCCAGCTTGTATTCTTTTTCATTCATGTGTTGGCTATGATAGTGGGGATACCGTTTTGTAAACGGAGGTGCGTTTCCGGTTGATGAACTTGGCGATGGTGGGGATGGGGATGTGGAGGGCGTGGGCGATGCGGCAGAATTGTTTACGGGCTTCGATGGCGTGGTGGTTGGATCGGGACTTGGAGCGGAGGTCGTCGAGGGAGAGTCCGGTTTCGTCGAGAAGGCGGGTGGCAAGGGTGTCGAGGTCTTGGGTGTAGTCGTGGACACGGAGGGCCTCACGGGCGAGGTTGATGGCACACTGGAGGGCGATAGCGTCCTTGGGGTTGGCGCGGATCGCTTCGAGAAGTTCTTGGCCTTTGGTCTTCATGGGTTCTCCTTGGGTGTGGGGGGGTATGGTTCCCATCTGGCATATTTGCCTCCCTTGTCGAGTTCGCATGCCAGAGCCAAGAGGTGTTCCGCGAATGCTCTCGGACTGCATTGGCAGCCCCCGTTGGTCGCCATGCCCGGTGTCCTTTCAATGCGGCAGTTGCTGTCGGTGCAGCCGTGCTGCGCCCATTGGTTGAGGTCGGACATCTTGGCTTGGAATTCGATAAGGGTCATGGGTTCTCCTTGAAGAAGTTGGTCAGTCTGGGGGTGCGGAATTTCTTGCGAGTCCAGCGTTTGGCGCGAACCTCCGCAAGCAGGATGTGACGGACATAGGATGGGGACAGACCCCAAGAGTCCGACCACTGCCTGATGGTGAAGTAACCGGGAGGAATGCGATCAGGCTTGGGGGTCTGGTGCTGTTTGATCCGTTGCAGGGTCGGGTTCATGGGTGGGTTCCGGTGTGAGTGCAGAGTTAATGGCAATGGCCCATGGTTCATCCTTGAGAAGCGGGTGCTGGGCTAGGACTCCAAGGCGATGTGCTGTTGGTTCGGAGATTGATCCAGTGATCAGGAGTTGGAACTTGGCGAGGCCGAGTTGATGTGCGGCCTCTGCTCGTTCGTAGTATCCCTCTGGAAAGGATTTGGGTTTGCCGTTTCCGAATGCTCCGTTGGGTCTGTTCATGATTTGGGTGCTCCATATGGAATTTTCATGACTCGGTGAATACTCAAGGACTTAGTCATGTCTGGCTTTTCAACTGTGAGAAGCTGTGGTTGAAGAGGATTGTTGAACGTAAGTATCTGATGCCAGATTTTTCCGGTGAATAGAACCTTGATGCGCTCAATGAAGGTAAGCTTCCAGACACAGGCAATGCGCCCCTCATGAATTCCTTCGAGTGTATTGGACTCGAATTTATGGCATGGGAGTGGGTTATATTGTTTCTGGTCTTTGGCGAACACAGTGGTCTGCTCTTTGAATTCTATGAGTTTCATGACGGCTCCTTTCTTATTGCGGGAACGTGTCCCATTGGATAGTCGTGGTGGTGTTCCCATGCGGAACCGTTCCATCGCCACTGACCGGATGATGGATCGCAGCGTTGGCCGCATTCGCATATCCAGTTCTTGGCATCCAGCAGGTGTTCTTCGAGCGTAGACTTTTTCCTGTGCCAATTAATCGAGTCGTAGCTCATCCTGAACTTGGATTGGTTTACCGGGCGCGGGGAGTCCCCCTTGCCGGGGCCGTTCGAGAATTCGTTCTTCATGCTTTCTTTCTACCACGGATGATAACGTGGATTGCAACTTTGGTTTCGTCAATGGGCTCCTTGGCGTAATCAGTGACCGGGGCCAACTCCAAGGATGTAATGTGTATACCCATGTTGATCGATTGAGTGATGGCGGCATTGATGGTTTGGTTGAGTTCATTGGTGATCTCGATGGCGGGTTTGATCTCATGCTCGATGTCCGAGCGATGGCGATAGATCATTTCCCCATTGGGTGGATAGTCTTCTACTTTCACAGATACTCCGAATAGTTAAGACGGGCAATGACTTCGCGGGATGCGTGGGTCATGCCTGTCAGGTGAACGAGGAAGTCTCCTTTCTGCCACTTGGCAGCTTGGATGGAGCCGACCTCGGGATGGACGGCGTTGAGTTTGTTGGGATCAAGGATGTCGATGAACGGACGATAGCTGGGGATTTTGGTCAGCGTGTGCTGCATGGCATTCTGATCCCAGTAGGGCCTGTTCTTATACATGACAAAGTCCAATGAGATTTGGATGAACTGGATCGACCAGAAGTTGCTGTTCCAGACCATGTTGCCAGCGGACCAGTTGTTGAACTTCGGTCGTTGGTCCTCGATGGGATAGTCCATGGAAACCGTCAGACACGCTTCGTCGCGGATATGCGGAAAGGCTTCCGGGTTGGTGATGATGCTATCTGCGTCCAGCCAGATGACCCGCTCGAATTCCTCCATGTGCTTCTTGATGATGCGCAGCTTGGTGAACGAGGGATGTTCATCGGGGAAGTCTTCGTAGAACTCGGGGGTCATGACGCGCAGGGGCGCACCAATGGCCTCGGAGAACCGAAGCTTTGATGGAAGACAGAGTCCCGCCAGTTCAGCCATATTGGCATCGTGGCCTGAAAGAATAACCGTTGTCATACAAACCTCCGAAATGTTCTGGCTACACGGTCAAGGGGACTTAGTTCTTGGGCTGTTAGATAGGCCGATTCGTCGCAAACGCTCTGGATATTGAATCGACTATCGGGATCAAGTCCATGGGTCTGTGCTCTCATAACCGCTTCACGGTGGGCGGCTTCCGACAACAATGAGGCAGCGTCTGCGCGGTTTTGCTGCATCTGCCGCTCAACCCGCTCAACATCTCTTTGGATAAATTCAGACTGGACCACCGCGCACGAATCACCACCTGGTTCACTGCCCATTGTAGCCTCGCAAAACTCATAGCCGGAAGGTTGTATCTGAGAATCGTAGTTCTCATTAAACCACACCGCAACCAAGTGAAGCTGCCAACTTCCTATGGGGATCACGGGAATCATGTGTGTGACGCCATCTTTTTCATGCGGGAACAAATAGGACGGAGTATCGCAGAAGGTAAACTTCTTGCGATCCAGTGCTCTCCATGGAAACTTACTGTTGTTGATCCGTGTCCTGGCAACACACAAAGCCTCGGGCAATTCCAGCATGCTATCAAGGGCTTCCCTAATCACCTCCGAAGTGGGCCGATCAATTTGATTAAGTCCATGGGCCAAGTCGAAGTTATCACGCTTGGGCCAGTATTCGCAGAGTGTGGTCTGGCGCAATGCAAATACAAACGCCGGAGTCTGACTAGTCATGGACAGTTCACGATCATATCTGAGCGGATCGATGTTGGGCTCGCAATAGGGGACGGGAGTAGGAGGAATATGGCTTGATCCGCTTCCTCTCCAAGTCATCCATGGCGGAGTTGGATAGTCGAAGCGTCCATTAGGTCCGACCTGATCGTAGGTATTGCGCAGACTCAACAGATACATGGTTTCCCAGTCATGACGGTCGAAGACTTTGATGGTTGCCTCAACATAATATACTCCATCGACTGTCTGCTTCTTAATAAAAGATACACAACGGCTGGACAAGTCTGCCTCCGAGTAAACAAGAACTTGTTCATTGGAAATTTCTGCCAGCACTCGGTAGTGCGCGCAGAATCCCATAAGTTGTTCTCGGCTTTCTGGAGCTACAAGAGGCTCGGGATTGTGCACGATCAGAACATTTCTATTCTCTCCAACCTGCAAGCGAATAGGCATTCCGAATTGGCGCGAACCCAGTATGGCATTCTCGATTTCTCTGCGTAGAGCAGCAACGGTGGATTCCTGTGGCAGATCATTTGTTTGAGCCAAAACACCAACCACCAACCCACCATAAAGCGTGGTTCCAAAGCTGTTGCCTTGGTAGTTGAAGACTCCACAAGTTGTCACCCTTCTGGTCATTGTGTCACCCTGGCATTGGGGTTCCAAGTATGTTCTAACTTCGTGTAATGCATTATCTGATTCTGGCATGGTATTTAATCAAGGAAGTGGACGCGGCGGCAGCATTGCTGGCAAGTCTCTTCGCTCTTGATCTCCTTGGGTTGGGGTTCGGGTTCAGGCTCTTTCGGTGGCATGAACAGGGTGGAAAGGTCTTCCTCAGTAAAACCAGTCAAGTCCATGTTGAACGCTCCGGTATCAATGTGGAGGACGAGGTCTTTGAGATTATTCAGATTCTTGATGGCGAGTTCCGCGATGCGGTTGTCGGCCAGCATGTGCGCGATTTCCTGCGCTTCGTCGGTAAACTTTTGGCTGCTGATGGGGGCCACATCAAGCCCAAGCTGGATCGCAGCGGCGAGTCTTCCGTGGCCAGCGACGATGTAGCCTGACAACTCGGATACGACAATCGGGTTGCGCCAGCCTTGGTATTCAAGGATATTGGCCAAGAGATTGATCTGCCCCGGTGGGTGGAGGATCGGATTCATGGGATGCGGACGGAACTTCTCAAGCGGCTGAACCGGGCATCCTGTATGGTTGGGAACTTCTTTCATGGTTTGCTTTCGGTTTAGATAATGGCTGAACGAACGGCTGAGTGCAACAGAAATCGGTGGACTGGGGAAAGATTCTTTGTAGGCTTCACTTCAAGGCAGTCCAAGATTTTGTCATCGGTGACGGTGACAGGGGTTCTGACATGGTTCCCTCCTTTCGGTCTTGGGCTGCCGTTTTATTTTCAGTTGTATCCCATCTTTCTCCCCTTTTCTTGGTTCAGCAGAAATGTTCCACAGCGAAGGCAGTAGGGTTTTCCATGAAATCCAATTCTCTGGAAGGGATCATCCTCAGCAATCCACTCATTACAATCAGGACAGGCACACGGAGGGTATGCCAACACTGGCTTCTGATTCTCTTTCTCTTTCTTCATTAATATCCACACTCTTTCATCAAACTTCTAATGCGCTTCAAGGTTCCTTCAATAGTAAACTCCGGGGTATAGTAGAGAAGCGGAATCCCATACTGCTCATACTTTCTGCGCTGCCGTGTCTTTTTTCCTCTGACAGCATCCCAATGCGGGGTGTCCTTTACTTCGATGACCACTGATGCGAATCCGTTCACAAAGATCACCAAGTCCATTCTGCTGCCAGTTCCATCATGGTAGGCAGAAACTTCACCCCTGACATCGTATTTTTCAGCCTTGAGTCGGGCATAGAGGTCAGCCTGTAGCTCAAACTCTGTTGGTCTTTTCGGCTTCTGTATCATCGGAAACTGCTTCATACTTCTCCTTAGGTTAATCCACCCCTTGAAAGGTTTCAGTGCATCTCTACGGCTCACCCCACCGAGGGATAAGCAGTTAAGTCAACCACCCCTGTTGAATAGGAAGTTGCAGAAACTCTAGCCGGGGCTTAGCTCGGAGTGCCAGTTGCACACTAAGATACCGACGCTCACTCCCCATTGCTGGGGAACACGATTTACAGGAGGTGGGATTAGGCATTGCTGCTTTGGCGTTCAACGCTCCCCCATACCGATCCGACCTTGAACCATCAACCATTTTCAGGCGTGGGTGGGCCGATGCTTTTCCTCGACAGGAGGCATGGGCTAGAAAGCAGAAAGCCCGACCAAAGGGGGTGCAGACCTTGATCGGGCTTCTTTGCGGGATGATCCCTGAGTTTCCTCACGGATTGCACCCCGCTTGGATAAATGAACCATACACCAACTCCCCGTGGGATCAACTATTATTTTGGATTGCATCCAGATCAGCCTGCATTAGAGTAACTTGCGGGGAGCAAAAAGATGTTTGTAGTAGAACAATTTGAACTGCCAATCCAAGTGGATCACAAACAGAAGTCTGACGCCACCGTGCGCTTCGTCTTCTCTGGTAGCTTGCGCTCGTCCTTCCCCGGCTTCGCCACCGGACACTACCGCCTCGACGGGCAGGAAGTCCAGCGCGTGCAGTTCTTTGAACCCTATGGCGAAAACACCGTGGAAGCTGCGACTTTGATCGCCGCCATCTGCCACATCAACGACAAATTCAAGAATCTCGCTGAACGGGACCTTGAGATCGTCACCAAGAGTGCGCTGGTCAAAGGTGCGCTGGAGGGGAGGATTGCACTTGGCAAATCCAACTTTGGTTGCAAGGTGGACATGGCCCAGCGGCTGCTCAAGAACTTCCGCAGTTGGAAGATCAAGGCATTCCCCGAGGAAGATGTGAATCGTGCGCTGCGCCTGAAACGGTAAGCCATGACACCCAAGCAAATCCGACATCTGATCCACGCCAAAGGGGTAGTGCATGCTTCCAATGCGATCTGCGAAGACGCAGCGAAGCCCACACGCACCACCGACCCCGAACAAGCCCAGTCCATCATGAGGGCCTACGTCAGGGCTCTACTGGATGCGGAGAAGATGACGGATGCCGCGCTTCTACTCTGGGGGGAAGGGAGATACAACCCCGACCCCCAGTGCGTGAAGGACGTAGTGAGAAACATTCGCAATAACAAGGCCCTACTTATCTTGGGGGCAGCGAAGATGTCCAAAACTTATACCGCCGGGGCGTATTTCTACCTCGACTGGCAACGGGACCCCTACAATACGATGACTAAGGTGGTCAGTTGTTCCACGGCCCACGCAGAAACCAACTTGTTTGCGCATCTACTTGAGCTTCATAGAGAAACAATTATTCCGATGGTGGGAATTGCGAGGCGCGACCGAATCCTTGCAGACCCCAACGATAAACGCTCAGGCATGGAACTACTCACCGTGCCCCAGCAGAACTCCGGTAAGGGTCGGCTGCGCGGTCTGGCCCCCCGGCCCCGAACAACCCCCCATCCCAAGTTTCCCATGACCCGAGTTCGGGTAATCCTCGATGAAGCGGAACTTCTACCTGAGGGCATCTGGGAAGATGTGGACAACATGCTCTTGGCTGCCTTCGACGAGGAACACGTGAAGATCGTGGGAGCAACCAACCCCATCGACATCAACTCCGAATACTGCCGCCGCTGCAAGCCCCCCGGTGGATGGTTTGATATTGGCACTAAGAGCGAGTGGATGTCCGAAGCTGGGTTCCAAGTCCTGCATCTGGATGCGGCCCAGTGCGAGAACGTCGTTCAGCAGAAGGTCGTCTTTCCCGGCCTCCAGACCTTTGAGGGATTTGAGCGACTTCGCGCATCCTCAGGCGGTGAAGCTTCCCCGACATGGTGGAGTCAGGCGAGGGGCTGGCCACCGACCATGGGCTCAAAGATCAGCGTCATTCCTCCAAACATCTTCAATGCGGCCAAAGGGGAATACGTCTTTGTCGGTGAAGTCGAACGCGGACTCGCATGGGACTTGGCCCTGACCGGTGACAAGATCACCGGAGCCCACGGACGATGCGGAAGGGCTGTTGGATGGGAGAATGATAGCGGGGAGTTCATCAAGTTTGCTGAACCCCGGCCAGCCTTGCAGGTTGATGGCTACATGGAGATTCCAGGAGGGGACACCGTCGAGGTGGCTGATCGAATCTTCGACATCACCAAGTCCATGCTGGTCAAACCCCGCTTCGTGATCTTCGACAGAACCGGGAATGGATCAGGAGTTTATGACATTCTTAAGAAACCAACCCGGCTGGGGCCAGAGATCAGGGCGGTTCACTTTGCCGAGGGATGCACCCGGCGCAAGATCATGGAGGATGACGAAGAGATTGCCGAGCAACTCTACTACAAAATCCATACGGAGGTTTGGTTTGCTGCGAGGAAGATGATGGAGTTCGGGGCAGTAAAGATCGGGAAGAACATGTGGGTGGACTCCGACCTGTTCATCCAGATGACCGACCGACTCTACGGGCCGGGGCCACGGGGCCTCACCGTCGTTGAACCGAAGGATGAATACAAGCGGAGGCACGAAAAGAAATCCCCCGACAAAGCAGACTCCATCAACCTGCTCGTCCATGACTTCCGGCTCAATGATATTTTGACTGCGAGGATGCTTGCTGGTAAAGAGGAACTCTTTAGGAAAGAAAAGCCCACACGCCAACAGCGACGGACACCGAAGTTTTCCGTCGTAGATCGGCACAACTACATGAGAATGTAAGAAAGAAAACCATGGACACAAGAACAGGAATGATCGTTGAAGAAAAAGAAATCCCCGCAAAGGACAGAGGAATGTATGTCATTGTGAATAGGAAGCTTACTTCCAGAGAGAGAAAGTCCAGACAGATAGACCCCTATAGTCCGTGCGCATGCGGCAGTGGAAAGAAGCTGAAATTTTGTTGCCTTAGAAAAACATGAACGCAGAGCCGGATAAGTTTGACTGCCAGTCCTGCGGTGCTTGCTGCGCCTACAGGTGGTCATGGCCCGTGATTCTCAAGGAGGACCGGATACCTGACATCTACCGGAATCCCATGCGCCCCACCCTGATGGATACCCAAGTGAACAAGAGTTTCCCCAATGGGAACCATCGGCGTCATGCGGGAAAAGGATCACGATGTATAGCGCTATTTGGGACACCGGGGAAATGCGTGTCCTGCTCGATCTACAAAGAACGCCCAACGCCATGTGCTCTATTCCCAGTCGGGGGATGGTCATGCAGGGAGGCGCGTTTGAAAGTCCTTGGCATCCAAGATACTCCGGTGGCAGGATAATCCCATGAAGACCCGAATGAAAACTGGCATGGTTCCCCCGAGAGGGTGGACCTACGATCAGGAATTCCGTGGGCAGAAGATTGAGATCAAAGCCAGCGATCCCGAAACCCTGATCCGGCTGGTGGAAGAATTCCGAACCCGGCACGGCATCGTCACAGGAAGCGTGCTGGATGAAATCGAGGATCAGATTTGCGGCAGGGCTCCCGATTACTGTCGAGGCAAACGAACCGGTGATGTCCCCAAGCGGAATGTCGAAAGGTTTGTGGACCGGGTCAACGTCTGGCTGGACACCATGCTCTCCGTGAAGATTCATTATGTTTCCCCAGAGGAAGCCACCCGTCGGGCCAAGATTTGCGCGACCTGTCCGATGAACCAACTTTATCAGGGCGATTGCCCGAACTGCGCGCAGATTGCCCGAACATCAGCAGCCATCATCCGGTCTGGCCGGAAGTCCAAGATCAAGAATGCCCTTGGTGGGTGTGCTGCCGACGGCATGGAAATCTCTGCTGGCGTTCATTTGGAGTTGGGACACTTGGGAACAAAAAGCGGGAGGGACTCACGATGCTGGCTCCGCGATTAAAAGCCAAGTCCGTCTGGCTGGTCACCAAGGCAGCGGGAAGAGTCATATCATCCTTCCTTGCCAACCGACCTTACCTCGTTTCAGAAGAAGACCGCAAGAATAGGCTTGCAGCATGCAAGGCATGTGAGCACTATCTACCGGAAACAAAGCAGTGCGGCGTATGCACTTGCCTCGTATCATTAAAATCGCGTCTTGCAACGGAAACCTGCCCCCATGAGCACTGGACTTGAAACCCAAGAAAGAATCGACCCCGTCACACTGGAATTCCGCAGGGCATTCCAAGATGAATCCCAAGTGTGGGGCGCATACGAAACCCTCAAGAAAGCCAACGATGATCGCACCAAAAAGAATGCGAAAATCCAAGGCAAGCTGAACCATGAACAGCCATGGTCCCAAGCCGACCTCGATGCGGCCAACCAGAACTGGCGCAACAACCGGGCAACCGGGTTTCTCCCGACGATGGTATCACGAATCGTCCCGCCCCTGATCCGCTTCATCAATTCCACCCCGGTTCTCACGCTATCCAAACTCGATGCCACCGATCCCGAGTCCACCCAGAAAAGCGAAACCTTCCGAACCACCATCACCCGCACAATCCGCAGACACGAACGCTGGGATGACATGCTCAACGACATCACCGGTGAGAATGTGGTATTCGGCTATGCCAGTGTCGGATACACCGACGAGGAAGCATGGTTCCCCCAGTTCTTCCGTCAGGACGATGCCTATTTCCCTGATGAATGTCCGCAGGAAGCCTCACTCGTTCCCCTTTTCGCACTGCGCCAACGCTTCTACATCCACGAACTCGCGCAGAACCTGATTAACCCGGCAGTATCCCAAGCGGCGGGATGGATTCCCGAGGCGCTGGTTGAATCCATCAACAAGGCCAAGCCTGACGACTCCCGCCAGAACTCGACACCAGACAACGAGCGGCGATACGAAGATACTGTCCGAGCCTCCACCATTGGCGCCTCCTATCAAGCTGGTGTCAACGTGGTCAAGGGTGCCCATATTCTGGTGAAGGAACTCACCGGGAAAGTCAGCCACTACATCATCGACGAGGACAGTAAGAAGCTTCTTTTCGTGCGCCATGATCGGTTTGAATCCATGCGGGACTGCCTGAGCAACTTCGCCGTCCAGCACGGACTTCTCCACGCCTCCATGGGGGCTGGAAGGGTTCTCTACAACACCCATGTTTCCATTGAACAATCCCGGAACCTGATCGCAGACAACCTATATCTTGCCGGGATGCTAATCCTCAAGGGAACCACAGCCGGAATGACCGAAGCCGCCATCACCGTCACCCATCCGGTAGCCGTGGTTGATCCGAAGTTCGAGGTTGAGTCATCAACCTTCCGTGTGAACTACGAAGCCTTCCAAGCCCTCGATAGACACTTCTCCCAGCTTGCGGAATTACAGGTAGGCGCATTCATGCCAGCCCAGCTTTACGACAACACCAACCAACGTGTGGCAGCATATGTGAAATACGTGCAGGAGATTGAAATCGAACTGCGCAACGCATTCATGGAACGCTTCGAGCGCCAAATCCAACGCATGGTCTGGATGATCCAGCGCAAAATCTGTCGCGACTCGAATATCCAGATGGCCCGTGACATCTATGCAAAGGAAGTCCAGTCGCAGGCCCGTGGCATCCGTGCCTCCATGGCCCGGTTTATCTCCCGCATCCTCGGCAAAGAAGCCCAAGGCCCACAGGTTGATGACAACGACCCGAACTACGATGCGATCATGGCCTGTGTGGATATGATGCGCGATGGTCTTGAACCCGAGGAAATCTTCGAGTTGGCCAACTGCAATCCACGCGAAGCCGCGCAGGATGATGCGGTTCGTCTGGCTCCTGCGATTGACGAAGTCGCCAAACAATACATCGGCAATCCGAGTATCCGTCAGACCGCACTGATGAACGAGCACATCAGTTCCAAGCTGGGCTACAACAAGGCCAAGGAGTTGATCATCCCCGAGGAAGACAACACCATCACCTCCGAGCAGACCCGGCTCCAGTTGATCGAAATGCAGACCCTCCTGATCGGGGAAAAGATTCCGCTCTCGCAACGGGACGACGATATGATCCACATGAACGTGATCATCCAGAAGTCCGGTCACCTAATGGAATCCCTCAAGGAAGCCGGGTTCACCGAAGAAAGTCTCGGCGTCATGTCCAATGTGCTGGATCACTTCGACGAACACTTGGCAGCCGCACAGGGCAAGGGAACGCAGAAAGACCGACTTGCCGAACAGATGGCATTCAGCGCACAGGCTCATGGCGAACTCCAAGCCGCCATGCAAGCCGTCAAAGGACTCCCCCAAAGTGGACTGATGGCTGGTGGAATGCCAGCCGCAGCCGCAGGGATGCCCCCAGTGAGATAAATTTATGGCACTAGCAAATGAAACCAAGGCCCAATTGCGAGCCCAAGCCCAATCGCAACACTGGAAGGACCTCTTCGCGGAGGTTGCCTCCCAGCGTCCTCCCATCGTATCCAAGGGTGAAGATGTGGTGAAGACCGCATCGATTGCCGAAGGGTATGAACAATGTTTGAGAACCATCGAGAAATTGATCGCACCTGAAAAGCAGGGCGGAAAAACCCGTGACCACATCTAAGAAAGGAAATCTATGCCTCCCATCGAAAACCCCAACGTCGAAGTAACTGACCAATCTGATTTGGCCGCACTGGACGCAGCCCTTGACGCTCTCCCCTTGGAGAACCAAGACACGCCCGAGCCCACTCCTACTCCGACACCCACTCCAAAGCCCACAGGCGATCCAGCCCCCGAGCCCACCCCGACTCCTACTGAGGAACCCGACCCCACCCCCAAGCCGGAAGGTGATCCCGATCCTGCTCTTACACCTACGCCGAAGCCCGGTGAGGAAGAAGACCCCGAGTTCAAGGAATACACCGAACCGCGCAATGACAGCCCCGAAAAACGGGCTCAGTGGAAGGACCTTCGCACCAAGGCAGAGACTTACAAAAAGGAAGTCCACACCCTCAAGCCGAAGTATGAGGAAGCCGTCAAGGCTCTGGCCTCCTACGAGAAGGGCGAAAAACTTCCCGAGCCTATTCAAAAGGAACTCGAAGAACTCCGCACATTCCGTCGCACGATGGATGTAAAGAGTGATCCCGAGTTCACCAAGAAGTTCGAGACGGCCATCGGTGCTGCCGAAGAGGAAATCTACGGCATCATGAAAGAAGCCGGGGCCTCTGATGAAGACCTTAAAGCCATGAAGGAATCTGGTGGTGTCCGCAGCAAGGACATGAAGTGGTGGTCCAAGAATGTGGTGTCCGCCCTCGAAGGCGATCCTGAGTATGCCATCCAGAAGAACAAGCTGGTCAGCAAACTGGACGAAGTCTTCAAGCTGGAAGGCGATAAGGCCAAAGAGATCGAGAGTGCGACCAAGAACTACGACACCATCAAGAAGCAGAAAGAGGAAGTCGCCGTTAAAGAACGGGAACAGTTCCAATCTGTGGTCTTGGAAGAGATCGACAAGGTCCGACCCCTCACCGCATGGGCCAACAAGCTGGAGATTCCCAAAGATGCGAATGATGATGTGCGCAAGCAGATCGAATCACACAACGCCTTCGTGGAAGAAACCGAAATGCGCTTCATGCAAGCCCTCGAAAGCACGGACCCTCGGGTTCGCGCCCAGACGGCGATCTTCGCAGCCGCATTCCCCAAGGTGCAGGGGGACCTTCAACTGATGACCCAGTATGCGCAGAAGTTGGAAGCTGAACTCAAGGCGATCAAGTCTGCGGGTTCCACAACCAGCATGGGTCGTGGTCTGACCCGTCCTCCCGCTCCTACCAACAAAATGGATATGAGTGATGACGATGCCATTGAGGCCGGATTGAGAGAGGCTGGGGCATGAGTAACACCATCGAAGATCAGGTGCGTGAGTATCTGGCTTCGACGGATATGGAGGAAGCATCCAAGCTTTTGGGTGCTTACCCCAGTGTCCTCAAGCGATACGCCGCAGGAACACACCGTCCCTCTGCCGAGGTCGTCACCAACTACGTGAAGAACGTGGTGATGGCCGGAAGCGGGGACCGGGAATGGGACAAGCACGCCGACTTTGCTGGCCGCAACCTTTGCTTGCTGCTCCCATTTTACAAGACCACAAACCCCGCCACAGCCTATTTCCTCTTTGCTCTGGCATTGGACATGGGAAAGGAAAATATCCGATCCTACATGCGCCACGGTGATGCCATCATTGAGAATTCCCGCAACCGGTTGGTTCAGGACTTCATGGACTCAGGCTCCGAATGGTCCCTCTGGATTGATGACGACATGATCTTCCCCATCGGAAGGGCTGGATTGTTCAAGCACTACACCTCATCGCCGCCGGGATACCCCGACGCACGGGCGGGTCGCCATGTTATCCACCGACTGATGTCCCATAAGAAGACCCTTGTGGGAGGACTTTACTTCGGACGCCACCCCAATGCCCCCGCCATGTTCGCGGAAGGCATGAAGAACGGCCCCGAGAGCAAAGCCGCACGGTCTGGCAGCGACTCCCTGCTTCCGACCCGCTGGGTGGCAACTGGGTGCATGCTGGTCCATCGTCAGGTGTATCTGGACATTCAGGCCAAGCACCCGGAATGGAAGAATGATACCACCGGTCAGGGCGGATTTACCTATTTTCACAAAACCCCCGATGCGGGTGAGGATGTGAACTTCTGCAAGGCTGCCCTTGAAGCAGGACACCAACCCTATGTGGACCTCGGACTGGAATGCGCGCATGTCGGATATGCCTGTTATGGAAGCTGGAATACCCAAGGAAGGAACTCATGAAATTCAACGAAGGTTTGATCTGGATCGAAAACAACCAACTCAACTCAGGAATCAAGAAGTGCTACAACCCCTCCATCGTAAAGCGGGGGGATGATCTTCTGATGGCCTACCGGACAGAACCCAATCTGAACAGTTGGCTTTCGGATGTCAATCTGGTGACGCTGGACATCCATGGAAAGCCAAAGTCCAAATACAAACAGGCACGCATTGCCCGGTCCAGTTCCCGGATCAATAGCATTGAAGACCCGAGGCTATTCCGGTGGCGTGGAAGAACGTGGATACTGGCTTGTGAGGCGACGTATTCCACCAAGCGGCTCTGGCAGCAATCCAGTTGCCAGACGCTCAATGAGCTGACTATCGATGGAACCATTGGGCGCAGCGTTCTCCCACGGATTGGGAACAACCTGAATTACTGCAACTTCAATGGGAGAGAACAAGCCATTGAGAAAAACTGGACTCCGCTGGTAACAGCCGATGATGAACTCTGCCTCGTTCACTGGATCAACCCGCTCTCGATCTATAAATTTGAAGACGATAAGGGATTTGTCCCGGTGAAGATCGGGGAAGCGCCCAAGTCTGAACCATGGATTTACAGTGGGGGAACCCCCTTGGTCCACCTCAAGGACAGCACCTATGTTGGTCTATTCCACAAATGGATCATGGGAGATGGTGGCCAGAGGGTCTATTCCTCGGGCTGGTATAGCCTCGACCTCAAGACCCTCAAGGTGAGGATTCTTTTGGAAATGGATCGGATGGGCTGGGCGGACAAGTCCCTCGATCTGCGCTACAAGCTGGAACCCAATGCGGGATGGCGTCCATTGGTGATGTTTCCCGGTGGGCTCGTCAGGCATGAAGAAAACTTCATCGTCAGCTATGGATGGAACGATTGCCGCTGTGCGCTGGACATCGTCCCTGTTGAGAAAATCGAATCCTTATTGAGAAAAGGAGTTGACCGCAAAAGGAAGAAGTGATCTACTTCCCTTGTGCTCGGAATGGCACCACCACATTCCGCGATAGTTCGGATCGTTAAACTGAACACGGCTGAATGTTCGAGGACTCGCCAACTCGGTTCCAACGTGGGCTCACGCTCACAAAGCAATCGAAGTTAAACCCGTCGGGGAGCGAGCACCAACCCTCAACTCCGACAACTGGAGTAAACAGTTTATGGCAGCCGAATGTATCAGTCTAGCCGCAGCGAATGATTTCGCCGCTAAAGACACCAACCGTATTCAGGGCAAAATTGGTGAAGTTCTCACCAAGAGCACCCCTTTCACCAACATCCTCAAGGGTGGCACCTTCGGACTCGACTCCGATGTGGTCCGCTCTGTTGTGCAGGAACAGGCCGTTCTTGCCACTTCACTCGCCGCTCCGGTATTCGTCAATGATACCGAAACCTGCGGAACGGGTGGATCGAGCGATCAAGTCGGTTCAACCGAATATACCTACCGCCTCGGAACCCTCCGTGGCCAGGGTCCCCGCGTTTGCGTGAAGACCTCCCGCACCGCGTTCAAAGATTCCTACCGCCGGGCTCAGGAATCCCTCCAAAAGGGGATTGTTAAAATCACCAACTCGGACATTCGCCACACGCTCTACAAGCGTTCTGGCGTCAAGATGGTCGCGGCCAAGGGCTACGGCTTTGACGAGTTGATCACGGGCGATGCCCAGCAGGTCGATGTGCAGTTCAAAGATGCGTTGCCTACGGGTGCCATGACCTTTGCTGCCCTCCGCAAGCTTGGCGGCTTCCTCCGCGAAGATCTTTCGGTGGCCCCCTACGAGTCCGACAAGGGCACGATGTATCGTGTGATCGGTTCCGATGACAGCATTGAAGCCTTCCGCAACGAACTGGGAGTGAAGGAAGACCTGAACTACCTCGCCTCCGGTTCCTACAACCTCGGCGGCAAGAGCCTCCAAGGCTACCACTTCGAGGGACCCTATCGGGGCTTCTCGTTTGGTGTTGACCCCCAGCCTCTGCGCTGCACCGGGTTCGACGAAGACGGCGATCTGGCTCTGGTTGAGCCTGAAATCGCGGTCAGCGTCACCAACGGTGTTGCCAGCCGCACCAACCCCGCTTGGGTTGCCGCCCCCTACGAAGTGATCTTCGTGGTCGGTGCCGACAGCTTCGAGCGTCTGGCTCCCGAACGCTATGTGGGTGAAGGCACCTTCAAGTTCGCGCCCCAGATGTATTCCGGGGAACTGGAATGGTTCGCTCAGCGCGACTGGGATTGCAACTTGTATGGTGACTTCGGCCAGCACCTCTACCAGATCACCCGCGCCTATCGCCCGGTTCGTCCGCACGCGATTGTCCCGGTTCTGGTGAAGCGTTGCAACACGGACCTCGGGTTCTCGGATTGCGACTTCTCCTACGGTGGAGTTGGTCTGTAATCTCTGATTGGTTCATGCGGCCCCCTCTCTACGAGGGGGTCCCTTTGAACTAATCCAAGATTATGAGCGAAACCAATACCTTCCTACGCCGCCTCCTTGGTATTGCGGGGACATCAAACCCCGACGCCATTGCCCCCAGCATGGATGATCAGGTAGCCGTGCGCCGCCTCCTTGGAGTAGCTGGAACAAATGATCCAAACGCCATTGCTCCATCGATGTCGATCAACATGGCCCTGCGGAAGTTGGTTGAACTTTTCAAGGAAGCCGCCATTACTCCAGATCCGGGACCCGGTCCTGATCCTGATCCCTACAACTCCATCCCACAAGAAGTTTTTGCGGCCGATTGTGAGGTTGGTGGGTTGCCCTACCGCCGCGAGGGCGAGTTAGCGTTTATGCCAAATCCCACCGGATATCCGTCGGTACCATTGCGTCTGATAGTTACGGGTGGGCTACTAATTATGCCTGCGAGCAATGTTGAGAACATTATATTGGAGGTTTTGACAGTAGGCCAGAACCTGCTCCTAGCTCACTCTGATTTGACCATGCAGATTACCCTTGGGCACGTCGGGGGCGGTATCGTCATTTATCCATCGGCCGCTGCCGCGACGATTATTACCAATGAGCCTCACCACAACTACCTACAAGACACAAGCTCTATGTTATTCACGCTATTTCTGGACGCGCCTAACTACACATCAGAATGCATTAACGATCTGCTTAATTTTTTGGTTGCCAACGATAATGGTTGCGTTTTGTCCTGCACTAGTCCAAATCCCCCCACGGGTGGCGGCGTGATAGCCTATGGTCAGGCATTGTCACTAGGCTGCACACTGACAATGACGCCGCCGCAGAATATGCGCGTCAGCGGCGCGGGCACAAGCGCCGTAAATCTTGATTTTGTGCTCGTGGGATTTAGCGGTTTTGGGACTCCTACATACGCCGCCAATTCCGGCGGAGTTGACTATCACATTATTTGGAGTGGGGATGCATGGCTCATATATAATACAACATCTTTGATAGCCTATTATGAGGGTGGATTTGGGGACACTCCCGACCTGGTGACTACCTGGGTGGCGATTTCAGGCTCCGCGCCCCTGCCAACCATTACCGCAATATGACAACAATACCCAATAAACCAGTCCATAAATCCGCAGCAGGTAAATCCTGGAGGTTGGTCTATGACGGCACTGATCTGATTGGCCTGTTTGAGGGAACTGGCGTCACAGTCACTATATGGGAGTTGGAAGAGTTTGCCTCCAAAGCTGCGGCGGAGGCCCGCATTGAACAACTTGGGCTTAAAAAAATTGAACCGCAAAAGAAAGACGCATTATGATTGCCACCCTATTTGCATCGCCCGATAGCTGGACTGAAATTTTTTCGATTATGTCAGTATTGGGATTTATCGGAATAGGAGTCTTGTTTGCTCTGGATAATTTTTATCTTCGGAAGTCAAAGTTCGACAAACATAAATCTGAGGAAGAAGAGAGCCGCCAGCAGTTCAAGGACTCGCTTGATCAGAATATCGCTGCGCACCATGAGCGCATTCTTTTACTTGAGGCGGACGCCAAAGAGAGCCACCGTGTGCGTGTGGAACTGAATGAGTCAATCAAGGAACTCAAGGATGCCACAAATAAAAATACCGAAGCCCAAAACAAAAATGCCAGCGTGGTAGCTGTCCTGCTGGATAGAGCAAAACGTGAGAACAATTCATGAGCCTTCCCCTCCATCTCCTGCCTGGTTCTTCCGCACTCACTGGCCTCCTGTTCATGAACGGGGCCGGAAAGCCCACGGCGATCAAGTGCAAGACCGACGGAACGAGCGATCCATCCGTCACCGACGACAACACGGCTGGCTATGGGGTTCTTTCGGTCTGGATCAACCTGACGGATGACCGGGTGTGGGTCTGCGTAGATGCCACAACCTCTGCCGCCCAGTGGCTTCGGACGGACAACAGCAATCCGACTGAGATTTCCTTTGAGACAGTGACCTCTAATACGTTTGCCCCCGGTGCCGTTGTTCGCCGCAGCGCATCGTCCTACGTTCTTGCACAGGCCAACTCAGCGGCAAACATCCAGTCGATCTTGGGTGTAGTGAAGTCAGCAGACGCCGGAAAGTTTACCACGGTCATTACCGGGATCATGACGCTGGCAAACTCCTACACGATTGGAGCCCCGCTTTACGTTTCCTCGTCCTCTGCCGGAACTCTGACCGTCACCAAGCCATCTGGAGCCAATGAGGTTTATTCCCGTGCGGTTGCCGTTGCGCTGAACTCTACCCAGATTTATGTCTATCCCCCTATCGAGATTCCCAGTAGCTTTCCATGGTCTGCCATTACCGGGAAAGATTCCGCCTATCCCCCATCCCCGCACACCCACCCACTCACCGACATTGCTGGAGGTGCCGCAGCAACAGGCGATACGGTCACTTGGAATGGGTCAGCATGGGTTCCCACTACTCTGGCGACACGTTTGTATATTCTTCTCCAGCATAAGGTTGCGGCTAACAACAACGGTGGCAATGCGGCCTCTGGCTGGGCGGCCCGTCCGATTACTCACACCATTGAAAACGGCGGGGGGGCCTGTTCGGCGGCATCCTCCAACAAGGTCACTCTTGCTGCCGGAACCTACGAGTTCAAGGTGACTGCATCCGGTTGCGGAACAGACCAATCCAGACTGCGTCTTTGGAACTTCACGGATAGCGTGGTCATTGCCTATGGGCAAAATGCCTTACTCGATCATACGGTTGTTTTCAGCACGGACTATTGGAATGGGGGATCGCTCCACATGGAAGGCAAGTTCACCATTGCTGCCAGCAAGAGCATTGGGATCGACCAATATTCCAGCAATGCTGTTTCCGGCTTTGGATTTGGGAAGGCCATCAATGCTGGTGGCATCGACGAAATCTACCTCAATGCCCAGTTCACCAAGGTGGCGTAATTAGGATTGAATAAAAAGAATTTCAGAGCAGGATTTGAACGACAGTAACCAAACAAACACGAAAGGTAATTATGACCCAAGGTATCGAAAAAATCACAGTAGCCGTCGAAATTCTCGCAGAGTTCGGGAATATCGTTGGTGCCGCACTTGAAGATGGGAAAATCAACATGGCCGATGTGGGGCTTCTGGCCCGACTTCCCGCCGTAGCGATGGGCATCTTCTCCGCAGTATCCAATGTCACCGACATTCGCGCTGAACTTGCCGATTTGGACCCAGCCGAGAAGGCCGAACTGGTCGCAATCTTCAAGGCGCGATTTGACATCCCGCAAGAGAAGATCGAGGTGGTGGTCGAGCAAGCCGCCAGCCTGATCGAAGTCCTCTACGAAGGATACAAAGCAGTGTCCTTGTTCGCCGGAAGCCTCAAAGCCAAACCCATCACACAATGAGCATCTTCATCCTAGCCCTTAACGCCATCACGGCTCTCCCAAAGATACTCGGCTTTGCCGAGCAAGCTATCGGTGGAGTCCGCGCATGGTTGCGTGAACAGGACAGGAAGAAGGAACTCGCACGAACCCAAGCCAGCGATGTCGAGGTAGCAGCCGCCATCGCCAAGGCGAAGGAAGGTGTCCAAAATCTCAACAACCTCTGGGGTGATTGAATGAGGACACTGATCCAACTCGGATTCCTGATGTTGTTGGCGGGATGCGCAAGCACGCAGAGCAATGCTCCCAAGCTTACGCCCTTCCCGCCGACTCCATCATTTCCTGTGGTCGGGAAAGACCCGGTCAAATCCGCCAATGATGACGGAACCTATACTGTTTCCAAAGAACTTGTCGAATGGGCCACCAAGGCAAAACTCTGGACTCCCCGAGTATTGCAGTGGAAACAGGAGAACGAAATTCCATGAACCCCACCGACTTCACAATTTATGTCCAACGCAAACTCGGAGTTGATGACGACGGGAAACCCGGAAGCGAAACCATCGGAGCGTTTGATAGACTGGTCGCCAGAGCAAATGCTTCACTACCAGCGCAAGTGCCTACGCCTATCGGCCAAGCACCATCAGCGTCCACCCAAAGATTCGTGGAAAAGACAGTTCGTTCTCCATGGTGCGATGCCCGTGGAATGACGCCTTCAATCATCGTAGTCCACCACAGTTGCGGTTCCTATCTTGGAACCATCGACTGGATCACGGTCAAGTCCCACAACTCTCAAGTAAGCTACCACTGCGTCCTCGACTACAACGGAGAGCGCACGGTCATGGTTCCCGATGAACTCCGCGCATGGCACGTTGGCGTTGGAGAATACAACGGGGATAAGCGGGTGAACTCGATGTCGCTCGGAATTGCCTTCTCCGGTGATACCAATGACCGCGACCTGAATCCTCAGGAACTCGCCAGTGCCGTTGAAAAAATTCACTCATGGATGGCCAAATGGAACATCCCCAAGAGCAAGATCGTCAGCCACAAGCAAGTAGCCCGTCCGATTGGACGCAAAGACGATGTGACCGACAAAGCCCTCAAACAAATTTTGGAGATCGTATGAGTGGATGTGGATGCCCTACACCTTCCAGAGGCCCGTGTAACCGGACAAACCCGGAGGAATCCGTTGCATCCACCCTCGACAACCTGACGCTCAACCTATTTGGCGAGGTGATCAAGTCGATCATCAATGGCCGTGCCACATGGACATTTCCCACGCTGACTTCCAGTGAGGCCGCCGGATTCCCCCGCCATGAGGGTGAGGGGTATCTGGAATATGTGCTGCGGCTGATTGGCATCTTCGGTATCAGTTGGCTGGGAGAATGGAATTCAGGGACGACCTACCTCGAACGCTCCATTGTCCGCATCGGACCCACTGGCAACACGCTTTACATCGCCCTGACCGATAACACCAACAAACTTCCGAGCAGCAATCCGTCGGATTGGGAAGTCTTTGTCGTTGCTCCCTCTGGCCCACAGGGCGATCCCGGCCCTCCCGGTTCATCCAGTTCCCCGGTTCTTTCAATTGCTACAATCACAGCCGATACCACGGCTACCGATCTGCATGAGTGCATTGTGATCGATACTTCTTCTGGTCCTGTGACTCTGACGCTTTCCTTGATCTCCAGCTACCTCACCGGGAAGCGATTTAATATCGTCAGGCTCGGATCAAACAACGCTACAATCAGCGTGACCTCACCCAATACAATCCTGGGAGGTTCTACATTTGTCTTGGACACCGATGGCGCGGGTGTTCTAATTGCACCAATCGCAGCCACCAAATGGGGAATTCTATGAAAAAGATCGATCTTAAACAAACTCCCGAAAAGGACACGCCCAGCACGGTTGCTGTGTGTGAAGAAAAAGAATGGTATCCGTGCCTCTACATCAATGGAGTGAAGACGGACTTGGCCGATGTGCCCGAGGAAGGAACTGCCGCCATCAACTACCGGGTAAAAAATCTCGGCAAGGACATTAAGAACAACAAGTCCAATATCGAACTTGAAGTTCTGGACATCACTTTTGGTGAAGGAAAGAAGAAAGCCCCCGTGGCAGACCCGGAAGCCGATGACGAATCTGAAATCGAAAAGGGCCTTCAAGAGGCTGAAAAAGAAACCCCGGAGGAAGGCGAAGAAAAGCCCGACGACGAGGTGAAGGAGTAATATGGACGAAATGGTTACAATCACAATTCCCAAAGCCGCCCTCATGCAAGCCATGGAGGCGATCACTGCCGTCCAAGCCCTGCTTGATGCGGCCATTTCCTCAACCGCACAGCAATCCGCCGGTCGTCAGATGCCTCCGATGAATGCTGGCATGACCCCGGAACAGGCTGCCATGCAGCAGGAAATTGATGCGGGACAATAATTATGCTCGTTTCCGAAATCATGCCCGACATCCGGGAGATTTTGGGTCGTGCAGATGACGCCACAATCTTTCGCAGGTTGACCGATGCGGTAACCGTTCTCTCCAATAAGGGAAGATGGAATCCTTGCCTTGGTTATGTGGACATCTGTGCCGCTACGGATAGAGGAACCTTCACGCTTCCGTGGGATGTGGACACTCCGCTTGCTGTGATGATCGATGGCCAGCCCATGATCATGCGCAACAAGTGGGCCGAGTTCCATATCAATGGGGACGCTGGAATGCAGCGGGTGAACTACACTTGGGATGATACGGGAAGGTTCGCGACGTTCCGGGACATGATTGAGCCCAGCAGGTTGATTTGCGTAGCCGACCTCCAGACCGACCTCAATCGAAAAATCAGGGTGATTGGCTATGACCAAGAAGGTCGCTACATCCGAAGCCAGAATCCCGATGGATCGTTCATTGACGGATTCTATCTCCCGATCAACATCCTCGCAGACTACGCCGACGGAATGATCATCGACGATCCTGATCGCAGGTTCGTGAGAGACTTCACCATCACTCCGCTTTCCATGCTGGACTTGGCTTCTTCAAACAACAGCTTCATGACCGGGCAGCTTGCCATCCTGACTGCCACAGTTCCTCCAATTCCCAGTCCATTGCTTGCGGATACCGGATACTACCTGCGGGTTGACGGCGACACGGTGACGCTCCATGTCACCCGTAGTGGCGCACTGACTGGAAGCGGGGCTGTTCAATTCAGTTCTATTGATGTGGGATCAACTCTTAATCTCAGGGACGAACGCAAAATCGAAGTGGAAACTCTTTTCCAAAGCCCCACTCCACATCTCTTTTCCACGGGATCACTCCTTGAAATCAGTGGATTTATTCTCCCTACTCCGCTGGTCGAAGATACCGACTACTATGCCAGAGTAGTGGATGCGAATAGCTTTACGGTGCATGCCTCAAAAACAGACGCCGAGAACAATGTCGATCCCATCAACATGACCGATGCGGGTTCTTCCGTGGTTGCCCGACTCAAAGAGATTTCCAATCCGATCACCCGGTTCAGCTTCCAAGTTCCACACAACTTAAAGCAGGGCGACCAAGTGACCGTGGTGAGTCCATCGGGTGGTGTTCCTCCCCCTCTGGTCCCCAACATTTCCTACTACGTCCGCTATATCGACAGCAAGACGGTTACTCTCCACTACACGCTCGCCAGTGCAAATGCCGGAACCGATCCGATTGCCCTGACCGGAGCGGGAAGCGGGGTTTCTTCTCTCGTCAAGACGGCCAATGCCACGGCTTCCATTGGAACAACCAGCCAGATTACTTCTCCTAGTCATGGATTGACTGTGGGCGACTATGTCCAATTCTCCAGTAGTGGGGCATTCCCGTCTGTCGAAATCCCACCGGGAAGCGGCAGCATCGGAACGCTCGCCCAGAGCACGGTGTATCGGGTCAAAGGTCCGGTATCCACCGACACGTTCACCGTTGAAACTACGGCTGGACAGGAGATCAGCTTCCTGAGTTCCGGTGGTGGACAGCTTCTGATTGTCGTCAGCCGGGTGTTCTCAACGGGATTTACTGGAGTCATCCAAACCGATGCCACCAACCTCTCCACGGGAACTACCGTGAAGCTGGATACGTCGGTTGCTTTCCCTCAGGCCACGCCGACGATTGACCCTGACGCCCAATACTACGTCCGTAAGATCGATGACAAGCAGATCGAACTCTACGAGTCCGAGGCTGGATCGTTGTTCAGTCCGAAGTCTGTTAGCCAGCGGGGCAGGGCATCCGACGTGGCCACCCTCCAAGTTGTGGGCCATGGGTTTGTGACCAATGATTATGTCGAGGTTGCCGGGGTTGCTGAAACCCTCAATGGAGCACTTACCGAAATCAACGTCACCGTTCAAGGTTCGAGCTATGTGGACGGGGAAACCGCCACAATCACTTCATCTGGCAAGACCGCCACCGGGACGGTTAAGGCTTCTCCCGCCACCGGAGTCACCGTCAACTCGGGCGGATCAGGATGGGCGGTTGGTATGGAAACCACTCTGCGCAGCGGAACCGGAAAGATCGCCAAGGGTATTGTGACCTACGACGGATCGAATGCACTTGCCACAGTTACCGTAAATTCCGGTGGAACCGGATATACCACAAACACCACAGTCACACTGACGGGCGACACCAGTGGCGCAGTTGCCACGGGCATCATCACTGTCAGTGGTGGTGGAAACCCGATTACCGCAGTTGCTGTCACCAGTGCTGGATACGGATTCATTGCCTTGGAAAGCTTGACGATGACGGGTGCTGGAGGATCGGGTGCCGTGCTCAAGGTTGGGACAACCAGCAACGTCAACGCAGGACAGATCAAAGCGATCTCAATCTCCGATGGTGGAAGCGGGTTCGTCAACGGAGAAACCGTTTCGATCTCGGGTCTTGGAACTACGGGTTCTGGAACACTCGCTGTCAATACGGGCAAGCTGGTTGATGTGACCATCAACTATCCCGGATCTGGCTTCACGCTTTTGAGCACCCTGACACTTACGGTGACCACGGGTTCCGGTGCGACCATCACTCCAAAAACTGTGGTGAATGGATATGCCAATACCCCTAACGCCTATAATGTCGAGCGAGTCCAAGTCACCGTGACGGATGCCGACCATTTTACCTATACCTCAGTCGGCCCCAACGAACCGACAACCACGGTTACCGAAGGCATTGTGGATGCTGCCAAGCTCCTGATCCTTGGATTCGGAGAGGGCATCTTCTACGTTGTTCGTGAGCGTGGAGTTGATACCGTTCCGGCCTCTACCAACTTCCGCATTCCTGACGGTTCTTACATCAAGAGCGGTGCGCAGGTTACCCTGATCACCACCGGAACACTTCCGGCCCCATTCACCACTTCAACGACCTACATCGCCGTGGTCAATGGAGAGTCTGTTACTCTCAAAGACATTTCCGAAACCGTTGTGAACATCAACAACATTGGTTCCGGCGATCATGCCGTTGTTATTGAAGCGGAGTTCAATCCTGTGGCATCCACCACTCTGGAGGTTCCTTCCAACAACTACATCAACGGGGACTTGGTGACGATTGAAACCACCGGAACCCTTCCTTCGCCAATCTTGGTTCAGGATTACTACGTGCGTCGGATCAATGATGGACAAATCGAACTTTATGACACAGCAGAACACGCGACCGATCTCGAAGCTATCACCGGACGGCTCTCCTACACCAGCGAGGGAGAACCCAATAATTCCTTGGTTCAAATTATCCCCAATTATCTGGTTTCCAGAATCGAGCGAATCCACAAGGAACTCTCCGATGGGGTCATGCGAATCTACGCATGGGATACCGGGCGCAATGACAACATCACCGTGATCGGTGAACTGCAACCCTTTGAAACCCTGCCCCAGTATCGGCGGATTAGAATCCCGAACTCCTGTCAGACATGGATTCGGATTCGATACAAGAAACGGTTCTTCCGCATCCAAAGCGAGAATGACTTCATCCCGATTTCCAGCAGCATGGCCATTGTCTTTGCCGTCAGGGCGCTCGAACTAATGCGCGACAACTTTGTGGAGCAGGGCGGGAAAATGATGGACACTGCGGTTGGTCTTCTGGAAGACGAGAAGATCATCGAAGAGGGACCCGCTGTGGCACTGCTCCAAGTCAATGACCGGGTCGGAACCAATCCTTCCGATCACATGGAATAATGCCATGCGCCCAGAAGAACAAGCCAAGAGCAGGGACGAAAAAGCTGGAGCCGGGTGGTTCGACGGTTGCGATTCCCTGCGTATGCCATGGCTTCTCAAGGATAGCCAATTCCGGTGGGGCATCAACGTCGTCAACCGGGGTGGCGTTCTCCAGACCCGTTATGGCCACAAGTTGATCTATGTGGTTCCCGATGGGAACTTCCAAGGATATACCACATTCACCACCTCGAAAGATGGGATTAAAGCAACGACCTACCATATCTTTTCGGTGAATGGAATCGTCTATGCCATCGCTTTCGGAACCGCCCAGCCAAAAAACTGGGATGCCTATCGGTTAAACGGGGTCTTTTTCAAACCCACAGCCAAGATGGTTTACTGGGCAGCATGTGAAAAAAGCGCAGGACAGGCCCAAGGCGCAGTCACCATTGTTCCAACCTACTCCGTGCTTGTCATGCAGGATGGGATCGGTCCCGCTGGCTACTGGGACGGGGAAACGGCGGCCCTTCTAGACGAGACGGAACCCGCTTACGAGACTCCCACGGGAACGTGGATGAAGTGGTCTGGCAGCAGACTGTGGATTGCCCGTGAGAACGCTGTCCTTGCATCTGATCTTGCCGATCCCTTGACCTTCAAGGAACGGCTGACTGGAACCGGGCGTGGCGACGAGAAATACGACAACTTTATTACAGGCTTGGAGAATGGAACCACGGAGAACAGGCAATCTGCCCTCATGGTTTTCACCGAATCCAGCACTCACACGATCAAGAGCTACATCTTGGACCGCGAAACATGGGATACGACTACCGACTTCTCCAGTTTGGTTTATCCGGACATCGGATGTGTGGCGGGACGCTCCATCGTCAACCACTCGGGCTTTCTTTGGTGGTATTCGAGGGGTGGTTTGATCGGATACGACTCCGCATCTGCCAATTTTTTGACCAGTGCTGTCAAATATCGTGATACCGCTATGGCTATCAGCAGGGCGAAGCTTGCGGACAACATCGACGGAATCTGTGCGGCTTCTTTTGAGGGTTACCTGTTGATCAGTGTGCCTTCTGGCGACGGACTAAACAACCACACGATGGTTCTAGACAGTTCTCCCTCCTACAGCGACACCGACAAGGAAGGGATCATGGCTTGGAACGGGGTATGGACCGGGACCCGTCCGATCCAGTGGACCAGCGCACGAATTGACGGACGCCTGCACATCTTCCACGCCAGCATTGGGTATCAGGCCACCGAAGGCACACAAAGCTTCAACCAGATTTGGGAATCCTTTCAGCCCGAGCGACGGGATGTTTACTTTGAGGTGGATGACGGTGGAGAAGTGCAGGAAAAACGCTCCAGAATCTACTGCGCCGTCGAAACCAAGCAGCATGGGGATGGGATGGACTTGAAGCAGATCAAGTATGCCGACATCGACCTGTGCGAACTCAAGAATGACGTTTATTTCAGGGCATCTTATGCTTCCACACAGGGAACTTATAAGAAGATCATGGAAGTCGAGATCAACGCCCAAGTGGACAACTTCAATAGCACCAATCCGCTTTTGGACGAGATCGTGGGCCTGACTGGACTCCGTCCACAGTCCCGCAGACTCAGCACAGAGGAAGTGAAGGACATTGACAGAGACTTTTCCGTGGAAACCAACTGGAATTCCAGCATTGGCCGCGCATTCAGCATGCTCTTTGAGTGGTGCGGTGAAGGGGCTATCGAGGTTTACCGGATGATGCTCCAGCCGTGGAACGAGAAGTCGGTGGGCTCCATTGTGAAGCCCGAGGACTCCTACAACCTTCTGACAGAGGCTGGAAAGTCTCTAAGAATCCCGAGGGTCGGCGCGAAATACACCAAGAGCCCAACAGCCCCAGCCGTTGTCGATTCTTCCTACAGTGCCTATGCTTTTGCCATGCCGCTCACCCCCAAGTTCCGTGAGAGGTTTTATTCCTCGATCCCGGTGGCTTGGACGGAGGATACGAATTGCAGTGACTGCCTTCCCTGCTCAAGAAACACTCAAAGCTACGAGTCACAGCCCACGATAAGTATTGCTGGGAAAAAGGAGGCCCTCTAAGGTGTTGATTATGCAGAACTTGGAATTCATCCTTGTTAAAACGGATGCCGATAAAGCACGGCTGAAAGAATTTGCCCTGTCCTTCCGGCACAAACTTCATGATGCCGACTTTGAGGAACCGATCCTTGCCGTGCAGAAGGACGGACAGCTTGTTGGCTATGTGCAAATGACCATGGCACCCGTCCACTTCTTCGCATTCCATCCCGGCAAATCAAACCCGGCAATCACCATTGAAACCATGAAGCGGGTGCTTGGACATGGTCAGGTATCAGGCGCACTGGAAGATCGTCCCCCCGGCTATGTAACCGTCCCTCTTGGAGAGGCCAATTTTACACCACACCTTTTGGAAAAACTCGGAATGATCCGGCGCAACATGGAAATCTATGCCGCGCCGTGTCCTACCAAAATCGAGGGAACATAATATGGGCGGATCAGCATCAACCTATTCAAGTCCACAGGCATTTGCCGTTGCGGACAAAGCCAATAACGATTGGGCTCAGACACAGGCTGATGCCTATCAAAAGTATTACAATCCTGAGGTTGCCAACTTCGATCCCAAGAAGATGATGGAAGACACCATCGAACTGCAAAAGTATGCAGACATGGTGCGAAAGAATAACCCTGAACTTGATCCCTATGCGGGAATCAGGGACGAACTCAAGGCCCAAACCTTGGCCGACCTCAAGGGGCCGGATCAATACGTTAAAGACGAACTCACCAAGTCCGGTTTGGCCAGCGCCCTGAGCCAAGGTCAGAACATTTATCGAGGACTCAGCCGGGGAGCCTCGGCTACCGGGAACGTGTTGGGCCGTGGGCTTCTGGACTACCGGGACAAGCAGCAGGATCAGGCTGCTTTCTCGCTCAATCAGGGCGAGACAGAAAGGGTCATCCCCAATGCGGGTGAACTGGTGGGCTACAAATACGCCACCGATCAGGCCAGAATGGATGCCCGAAACAACAAGGCAGCCGGATTGGTCGGCATCAACCGACAGAATCTAGTGGACAAAAACAACCAAGACCAGCGCATGCAAGCGGCAATCCAGCAGTGGGGTGCGGGTGCGGCTTCGGCTGACAACGCCATGCGCGGAGCCAAGATGGCCATGACCGGACAGCTTATCGGTGCGGGTATCGGTGCCGTCGGTGCCATCGGTGGAGCGGCGATCTTCTGATGAAACAAGAACTGATCAACTCGGCATGCACGGCGATTGATGCGGCCCTCGGGTCACATCGGAAACCGGCCCTGCTTTGCAGCTTCGGCAAGGACAGCATGGTGCTGCTCTACATGCTCAAGCAGTGGTATGACCTGAGTAAGATCGACCTGATCTGCTTCCGTCAGAGTGTTGACCCTCGCAAGTGGACATTTGCAGACCGCATCATATCGGAGTGGAACCTAAACGTGATCTCCGACATCCCCCCATCGGCAACCGGACTACTCCATAGCAACGGCAGGACTGAGGTGATCAATACCTATTGCACGGGCAACTTCGGAATCTACATGCCCATCGGTTGGGTGGTGCCCGAGGACGGACTTCCCTACCACTGCGGCAAAGATGTCTTCCTCGAACGTCCGCTGGGCAATTACCAGTGGAGATGGGATTTGCTCCTGATCGGACATAAGGCCACGGACGAAGACCTGAACTACGGGAGGATCAAGATCGAGAACGAGCATGTGTTCCAGCCCCGGCCAGACCCCGACCTCACCTTCCCGCTGATCGATTGGACGGATCAGGACGTATGGGACTTCCACAAGGAAAACGACATTCCCATGAACCTGCTGCGCTATGCGCCGGATGGACAGTCGCTGGAAGACAAGACTTTCAACCCGGACTTTTACCGCCACTGTAACCACTGCTACAACAAAAACCTTGCCAGCACGGTTCATTGCCCCAAAATCGGGGCGAAGGTAAAAAATATCCATGCCAGTTTTCGTGAGATAAACCCTGCGGCCCAATCCGGCTACATCGAAACGGAGTCCTGACATGAGCCTTGATCAACAGCAAAGAGCACTAGACCAGAGCGCAATCGCACTGGAAAACGAACGTCGCCGTTTGGTGCAGGAGCAGGAACTTGCCAAGCAACAGACCGTGCGAACGGGTGTTATTGGTGATGTGAATAAAACCGAAGGACTGATCGAATCAGCCTTCAATCGTTACGCGGCCAGTGGCCAGACGATCAATCCCGAAACCCTGCGCCTCCAGCGTCAACTCGACACACAAAAGGGAATCCTGAGTGCCGTGACCAAGGATCAGGAGAATGTCCTCAACGTCACCCCTGATGTGGGTAAGTTCGGGGCGGATAAAGAATTCGTTGGTTCCCAATACACCGAACTCGTCAACTGGGCCGAGGGTCTGCGCAAGCAAATGAATGCGCCTCTCGAAGCTGATGCCCGTAAAGTTGAAGCTGCCCGTGCAAAACAGGCAGAGGAAGCGGCCAAGGCCGAGCAGCTTGCTGGGGTGGCCAGCACAATCGGATCAACTGTCGGAGGTGGAGCATCGTCTTCCAGTGGACTTTCAGATTTCTACAAAGGTGTGATTCAGATGAAGAATACCAAGGGTGCTCTCGGGAGAGAGTTGGGTGGTAACAGTGTGACGACACGCCAGCAATCCAATAAACCCACAGCATAATTAGGAGATAAAACTATGAGCTTCGGTGGATCAGGAAGAACAATCGACTCGGGAGCGGAAGCCGCCGCCCGTATTCAAGCCGAAACAGCACGGCAGAATGCTGAACGCGAAGAGTTGCGCTGGCAGCAGGAACAGGCACGCATTGAGAAGGAGAAATCCACTCAGTCAGCCGAGTCCCAAGCCCAAGCGATGGAGCGTCAGCGTGCCGTTCAGGCCGATGCCGATGCCGCCCGTGCCGCAGCCGCAGCCGCTGGAGCCACAGGAACCGGAGTGGATACTTCCGGGGTGGACAAAGGACGGCAGCTTGCCGGGTTCCAGAAGGTGCAGGACGAACTCAAAAAGCAGTATGATTCCTCGCTTGAAAGCGGACAGGGAACTGGTTACCTTGGGCAATCGAACACCCTTCTGAGTAAGCAGGGCGTCAATACTCGAACCTACCGCTGATATGAGCCTTCTTGATTACCTTCCGAGGATCGCCCCGTCACGGGGAGGCTCATTCGAGGCCCCCGCCTATCGTCCTTTGGAGTTCCGTCCCGGCTCGGAGATCGCCCCTCCGGTGGATTACCAGAGCCTCGCGGAAGGAACCAAGGAATTCGGAGCGTCCATCGCCAAGGGTATTAGTTCTGCTGCTTCGGGTCTGACCGGTGGCATCACGGGCGCTCCTGCTGAGAATCGCGCACAGGAGAGCTACCAATACTCCAAAGAACTCCGTCCACTCCAGAAGAGTCTTCTCGAAGCCGAAGTTGGCGCGACAGAGCGCAGATATACGGGAACCGGTGGACGCGGAGGAAGTTCTGGTGGCGACATCATCATCCCACCAGCCCCCACTGTTCGCCTGACAAGACCCCCATCCTCCAAGAAGCTTCCTTTGGGAACGCTCAATCAGGGTGGTGTCACGATTGAAACAGAAGATGAACGGTTTGCCCCCACCTCATTCCCGAGATAAATCCTATGCCACTCACTAAACTCCCGCTTCAAGATGAAGAAGATGCCGCACTCGAACCTGAGGCTGTAGAACAGCCCGAACCGAGTGAGGCTGACATTGCCAAGCAACGCTACGTCCTCGACATGATCGGGAGCAAAAAGGTCAACCAGCAACAGGTTGATGCTGTCGCCAAGAACTTTGACACTGCCTACCTCCAGCATGAGGGCGACATCGATAAGGCCATGCGCTCACTTTATGGCGCACGGAAGGACTACACCAAGCCCACTCAGGAAGAAGAGGATGCAAAGGAACTGCGCAAGCAGGAGATCGCCGCATCCGTGAAGCGGAAGGAAATGACCTTCGGCCAATACTTTAAGCGTGATAAAAAGAAGGACGACCAATCGGCCACACCACTGACAGCACGTTTGGAGGATAATACTTCCGATCTCGATGCCGACGGATTCCCCAAGGACGACACCAAGCTTCGTGAGTATTACGACCTCTACAAGCAGAACATCCACGACAACGATGAAGAGTCTGCAAAAAAGGGACTCGCCCCTGACCATTTCCGTCGCCTCTATCCCAAGCAGGAAGCCCCCAAGGAAGGGGTGCGTGCCAATATCCTCGTCGAGGAAGAAGACCAGAAGGCACTTGAGGATAGGCTGAACGGTGAAAAGGTTTCCGATGTGGAGGACATTGATCAATACGTCCAGCGCAACTTCGAGGGAAAGATCGGCAAGCAACTCCGCGATGTTCCTGAGTTCAATGAAGCCAAACAAATGTTTGAGCGTGATGTCCAGAACGGTGTGATCACAGTGGAAAAGGCCAACGAATCACTCCAGCGCATCTGGTCTGACTTGGCCAAGAACCAACAGATCGATGTCAATGGTGCCATCGCCACGGCATTCCAAGACTCCACCGCAATCCCCGAGCAGTTCAAGAAAGACCTCAAGGACGAGGACACGGTTTTCTCATTTGATGGTCGCCCGGTTGTTCTGAAAGACCGGATCAAAAACGATGCGGATTTCATCAAGACCTATGACGCCATCGATGCTGCGGTCAAGGGTGGGAAGATTCAGTCCGAAGACGGCAACATGATGAAGGGCGTGCTGGAAAAGCAGCGTCGTCAGATCGAAGAAGCCACAGCCGACGAGTTTATTAATCAGGGCTATGGAGACTTCAAGGACTTCATGGAAGAACGTCCCGGCATGTCCAAGTATCAGGCCATGCGCGAATACCAGAAGAACTACCTCAAGGACGAGGGCAAGGAAAAGGTTCTCAGCGCACTGCCCATTCTTGGAAAGGGAGCGGTAAGCGGACTGGCTACCCTGATCGGCGGCACGGCATCCCTGCTTGCTGGCGCAACATCTGGTTTGGTGCGAGTCAAAGGCTTTGATGCGGTAGCAGATCGGTATGCCGAGTCTCCCAAGCGGATTGACCAAGCGACCAATGAGATCGCAGACATGGCAGGGAAATACATTTTCAACAGAGGGATCAATCCCAATGTGGAGTCCAGCTTGATTGGTCAGGGAGTTGGCGTGATCGGGAATATGATCCCGGCCATTCGCACGGGCCTGATCAACGGAACCAAGTGGGGGATGTATGCCATCACCGGACTTCAAGAGTATGGTGGTGACCGCGCACAGCTTGAGCGCATGTATGCCAACGATCCGAACTATGCGGACATGACTCCTGACGAGATCGAAAAAGCCAAGCAGATTGAAGCTGGAGCACAGGCCATCACCGCAGTTGCCATGAACAAACTCTTGGGACGATTCGGTGAATTCAACAAGGGCAAGGGCTTGATCGAACAGATCAAAGCCGTTGGTGGCCCCGGTATTGCCCGTCGTGTTGCCTATCTGGCAAAAGAAGTTGGTCTGGACACCTTCATCAAGGAGCCCGTCGAAGAACTCAGCACGCAAGCCGCAGGAGATATTGCGGGCAGCGTCGTTCGAGATAAGAAGTTCGACTTGGATGAATACACCAACACCTACCTGCTCACCCTGATGGCATCCGGCCCCATGAGCGGGATGACCAAGATCAGCGAAACCAACAAGCTGTTCTCAGACGGGAAGCGGATTGGTATGGCCAACTTCAATGCGGCTGAACTCGCCTCGTTTGCTGCCAAAACCAAAGCCGTCATGGCCGGGAAGTTCCTGAGCCCCGAAGCCAAAGCCGCCGCCGAAGAACGCGCCAAGGTCAGTGCTGCCGAGTCCACTGCGGCTGCCGCCCAGACTGTGGCCAAAGTCAAAAAGGCCAAGGTAGCCACCACGGACACCACCATTGCCCAAGATTCTTCGACCCCTCAGGAAAATGAGGAAATCGTCGAAATGACGGACGAGGCATGGCGCGTCAGCGAGATCGCCAAGGCCAACGCCACCCTTTCCAACCAGCATGCCGCAGCCGGGATCAAATCCATCGAGGATATTCCCGCAGCCAAGGACGACACCGACCTGATTGAACGACTTGTTTCCCGTGATCCTGCGATCAGTTCAGCAGCACTGAGCGATCTTTCTGCCAGAGCCCGTGAACAAGCCCTGCGCAACTACGTTGCCCAAGGCGCACAGGTCAGCCCCGAAACCATCAAGGCGATGGATAAGGGTATTGGAGAAATGTCCTTGTCTGAGATCAGCCGTGGTCTGGATGAAGCTGTTCCCCAAGTGGACGCCAAGCTGGATGAGATCGAAATCCCGGAAGGCAAGCCCGAGGCCAAGACGCCTGAGTCCGTTGTTCCCGAGAAGAAGACCAAGGTGAAGGCTGAAAAGGGCATTAAAGAACCCAAGGGTAAGAGCGGGTTCCCGGTGATCAAGGACTGGGAAAGCGAACCCGGCGACAAGCCGACGCAAAAACTTTTGTCGCACCTGAATAAGATTCATGGACGGCAGGAAACCTCGCTCCGTGCCTATGGGTTCTCTGAAAAGGATGGGGCCTCATTCAACAGGCAGGGCGGCAAGAAAGCCTTCTGGACATGGAACAACGGCATTCGCTATTCGCGATTGCAGGAAGCACTCGGAGTCAAGCCCGAGGCCAAAGCGCCGGGGGCTGAGAATGAAACTGCCAACTCCATCAAGAAGTTCAACGCCGACATGGCCGCACTCAGGGCCAAGCTGAACGCTCAGAAGGTGGCCTACGAATCCTCCGATCTCAAGGGCAAGGAAGCCAAGGCCGCACGCGACGAGATCGATGCGACCCGCGAAGCCATCAAGGCCATGGAAGCCAAGGCCCGTGACATCAAGTTCTCCGCTGACCCGGAAGGACACTTCGATGCCGACAACCCAGACACCATCGGGTTCCAAGAGGACGTTGACGCCATCGCCGCATCGCCCGACTACCGGGCTCGCGCCTACGAACAGGCATACAAGGTTTACCTGATTGCCGAGCAGCAGAAGAACGAAGCTGGGGAACTGATGAAAGCCTCCAGCACGAAGCTTTCCACCAGCGAGCAGGTCAAAAAGGAGATCGAAACCCGCCGCCAAATCCTCCAGAAGGAAGTGGAAAAGAAGTATGGCGAGAACTCCAAGTCCGTCAAAATCCTCATGCCCGAGGAAATCGTTAAGATGTTTGGCCCCGAGGCCGCAGTCCAACCTGCGTTCATCGATACGGCATCCGGCACGATCTTCATCAATGCCCGGTATGCTTTGGCTATCCCGATCAAGTCGGAGATTTCCAACTTCATCGCCCAGAAATACGGACACGAAGCGACCCATCGCCAACTCAACAGCTTGCTCGAAAACGGGCTGATGACCAGAGACAACGTCACCGCACTGGCTGGACTGATCCAGAGTTCGGGGCCTGACTTCTTCAACCAGCTTGGCTACTACAACTTCGACCACTTCAAGGACACCTACGACAGGGTTCTCCGCGCCAACAACCCCAAGATCAGCGAGGCCGAATTCACGGCTGCCCTGAATGAAGAACTGGTTGCCCACCTCGGGGAAGTGTTCGCCAAGCGTTACACTAAGGACGGGCTGCTCGACGTTCTGCACTCCAGCAACATCGACAAGTGGGGCGATCTGGTTCAGGACATCGTCCAAGTGGAAGACAAAACGGGTAACGTCCAGAAGACTTTCACCAGCACCACGGATGCGATGTCCCAGTATGCTTTCCAGATCAACCGTGCCGCCCGTGCCTCCACGGTGCGCCTCAACAACCTTCGCCGGAATGCGGAGCGCATGGTGCGCAACTACATCAAGAACTCACCGTTCATGCAGGGGGTTGCCGAAAAGGCCAAGCGGCAGTATGCCAAGCTTCCGGTTCCTCGCACCCTCAAGGAAGAGAAGGAAGTCATCAGGCCCATCGATGCCAACAATCGTGGGAAGCTGAAAGACCTCCGAACCCTGCTGAAATCCGAAGTGGGAATGGATGATGAAGAAGCCGTTGATGCCACTGAGGGCAAGCGCAAGGAACTCCTTGCAGGACGCAATGAGAATGCGGACGTTGTCGCAGCACGCGAAACCCGTGGCCGCAAGACCATCTTCGAGGGAGGGATTCCGATCACCGACCTGACGCCCCAACAGCGCAAGGCCATCGACGATTACGCCACCGCACTGAGCGGCATCCAGAACCTGACCGGATTTGAGTTGCTGGACATCGCATCTGGTAAGGTTGGCGACATTCGCGGCGTGCTCAAGAAGATCGAGCAGACCTCCAAGGAAGCCAAGGAGAACACCATCGCCCTTGATCCTGACCTCATGCGCCTGTTCACCAGCCGCCTACCCGGTGTCGAGGGGCCAAAGGGCGGAACCGGATTCGACAGCATCCGTGAAATGGCCCGTAACCACGGTTACTGGTGGGGCAGCCGATTCGGTGGACAGATGGGGATTTCCCCTGCTGCTGCCGAAGGATTGGCCGAAGCCTTTGCCATCCAGCAGTTGATCAAGTGGAAGGCGAGCGGACGCTTTGGAACCACCAAGGGCAAAAGCGGAAACGTCGATCTAACCATCCTCAACAGCGTCCCCCAGACCGAGAACAACAAGGAACTCACGGGACTTGGTGACAATGCCGTTGAAACCGGGATGGAAGGAAAGAGCGCGAAGTCCCAATTCAAGGACGGGAAGCAGTTCATCCAACAGCTTTACGCAGCGATCAACCGTGACTTCGTGAGGCAGTATCTTGAGCCCGAGGTTATTGGCCCCGGCAAGATCACCAAGGTTCCGTTGATTGATGATGTGGACGGGGCTCCTGCGGGTGACTCGGATTCCCCGTCAGATAACGTGGCCACCATTGAAGGTGAAACCGAAGCTGATCGCATGGCATCATACGCCAGAGCCCTCACTGCTGCCATCTACCGAAACTCTTTTGAAGCACCGACAGGAACCTACACCGAGCGCAGCATGTCCCGGTTCCGTGCCAGACTCAACGCCGACATGGCCGAAGAGTTGAAGCAGAACTTTGCTGACATACAACAGCTTCGTCCCGATCTGTGGGAGGAACTGCAACGCTACAACAAGTGGAAGTCCCAGAACGAACAGGGCATTGACGATGGGCGTCTGGACATCAGTGACTACATCGACTCCGATGGAGCGCCCGGCCTCACCGGGAAACTGGGTGATGCTTTGGAAGCCTTTGACAATACGGCCCAAGAGATCAGGGATTCCTATAAGAAACGGATCATCGAAGAAATTCAGGATAACTTGGATGCGGATCGCCAGACCAACTTTGCTCGGATCGGAGCGAACTCACCAGCCTTGGTATATGCTAAGATCATGAGTGATCCCGATGCTTCGCAGCCTATCTTCTTCCCGAACCGTGGAGTGACCCGAGTTAAGAATCCTGACGGCTCCTATACGGATACTCCCGGTATGTCTGTTACGGTCAAAGACCTGATCGAAACCTACGTCGCCATGGGATTTGGAGGATCACAAACCCGCAAGGCCGCACTGAACCGTGCCGCCAAAGCCGTCTATCAGCGTGAGAACGAAAACAACGGGATCATGGATGAAGGCGGAAACGTCCTTCGCAAAGCTGCTGCCTCCAGCAACGAGATCATCAAGATCACCCGTGCCTCCAAGACGGACAACGCCTCACTCAAGATTCTGGGTGAGAACGATGATGCCTTCTCCCCTCTGGGTGTGACGGCAGCCATGAACCAAATGAGTTCCGGGGAAGTCCTCGGAATCCTGCGGGACTACTTCAAGAAATACGGCATCGATCTGAATGGCCCGAGGTTCAATAACAAAGTCGCCCAGCAGCAACAACTGGCCGAGCACGGTGAAGACATCGCCACCGGACGGGAACTCAGCAAGGAATCCCAAGGCAAGCGCACATGGATGGATGATCGCAAGAAGTCCAAGCCGCTTTCCAGCGAGCGTAAAGGCCCGTCCTTTAATCGGGATAGGTCAAAGGAACCCGGCGTGCCGAACCCCGAGGTTACCAACGCTATTGCCGAGGCACTGAGACAGTCCAATATGTCCCGTGAGGAACTAACGCTGACCCAACTCTTTGACGGAATCCCTGAGAAGAACATCAGGGTTATCACGCCGCAAGAGGCCGCAGAAGCCGAGAAGGTGAACAAGGAAAACGCCAAGCGTTACCCAAACCTCTCTGCCCTGAACCAGAAGATCACCGATCCGATTGAGCGCAAGCGCATCGCCAACATCCTCGGCCAAGTCCGCACGCACATCCTTGGTTCTTCCATGGGTGGTGGTGCCAGTTCTGACATCACGGGCGGCGGGGAAACAACCCGCATCCGTGGCATTGTGGATGAACTCCAAACCATTCCCGCCAGTCCGGTTCAATCGGATCGTGGCAAGGGGCCGTCGGCTCCTGAGTTTGAGGAAGCCAACAGACTTCGCACCAAACCGCTTGCCAAGCGCAGCGCGAAAAAAGTTTTGGAAATCGCCAACAGCACGGGCCAAGAAATCACCGGACTACGGGTCAGTCAGTTGCTGGATGATCTGGCTGGGAAATACAAACCCGGTAAGCCGTTCACGATTGATCCGAAGATCATGAAGGAATTCTACAACGAGTTCGGAGTGCCTCTGGAAATGCAAAGCTTCCCCACTACGGAGCCCTTGGGCAACAGGTGGCAGGCGGCACTCAAGGAACGCGCCGATGCGGAAGCCGCACAGGTCAAAGAACTTGAGGGAGTGGAAATTCCTGACAACGAGCCGAAAAAGAAGAAGCCCCTTCAAGCGAAGGAGTCTGCCCCCACTGATCAGGACAAGGCCAACGCCGAACTGGCCAAGAAACTTTCCGGTCTGCAATTCAGCCTTGATCCCAAGGCATCGATTAACCAGAAGCTTTCCTATCTGGCCAGCGAACTGAGCCCCGTGATCGTGCCAAACCGGGAAGACCCCGGCTACGTCGAGAAGCTGACCAATCTGGTGGGTGACCTCGGCCAAACCAACGCACTCTCTAATGAAACGGTGGCCAAGATTATTGAGAATCAACGTCAGGAGGATGCAAAGATGGCCCAGTATGGGACAGACTTCTCTGTTCCGGCCAGAGCCTACCCCCCGGCAGCCCGTAGCTCATTCGACATTTCGGACGAGCTTAAAAAAAAAGACTCTGACCTGAGTTATTCCCTCAGCCCGAAAGAGATTGCGACCAATCTGGTTGCACCCTTCCGCTTCATGGCGCACAGCCCAGAGGAAGTCCGTCAGGTGGTGGTCGAACGATCTGCTGCTCGCAACTACGGAATGGCAATAGCCAAGGAACTCCAGACACTCCTGACCCAAGGCGGCACAGGACACATTACCGGAATCACCCTCGATCCCAGCGAGGCTGATGAAACCGGACGCATCGCCCTGACCCTTGCACTCAAGGGAGAAAAGGGAATGACCCGCGACAAGTTGAGCCCCGGACTCCGCGCCATCCATGACAAGGTGAGACAGATTCTGACTGACGTTGGACAGGCGAGGGTGGACCGTGGGGAAATGAGCCAAGAAACCTTCGACTTCAACAAAGACAAATACCTCCCCGAGTATTACTACAACCGGGAAGCCAAAGAACTCCAGAACATGGTGGGTCAGGTGCTGGCCAATACCGACTCCGACCAGCTTCAACTCAACAAGCTTTCCGCATGGGGCTACAAACAAAAGGGCGGTATGCTGGTGGTTGACAACAAACGTGGGAAGCGAATCCGTTCCCGCAAACAGGCTGTCTCTGCCCTGAATCAGGTCGTCACCAAGGAAGCGTTCGGGCTCTACAACTCGTCCCGCACGCAGAAGGTGGGACTCAAGGAGTTCATCAAGCTGATCCAAGCCAAGAACGCTGACGCCAATGCAGCATGGGATTCTGTCCGCAGCAAATACGCTGTGAACAAACCCCTGACATTCGACGAGAAGGTGATGCTGATGAAGGATCAGGACACCGGGCAACTGATGGGCGGGATGATCATTGATCCTGCCTACATCATCCCACGCGCCATCGCCACAGCCTTCACCGACCAAGCCAACGCCGAGTTCTTGGATAATGCAGGTGATGCCCTACTCAAGGAAGGCGGAGTTATCACGCCGATGGAATACGAGAAGCTTGACCCCAGCGAAAAGAAGAAGTGGCATAAGCTGATGGATCATGAGAAGCGCCATGACCTTGCGCCCAAGAAATACGGGGAGATTCTGACAGGGAACTTCATCAAGGAGAGCGTGTATAAGGAAATTGCCGACCCGCTGGAATTGCCGGGAACGATCATGAAGTGGTATGACCGGGGCATGATGGGATGGAAGTCGGCCAAGACCAAATACAATCCCGTCACATGGACGCACAACGCGATCTCGGATTCGGCAATGGCATTCATCGCGGGTAATTCCCCGTGGTATCCCGGCAACTGGAACCACTACTCCAAGGCAATCGGCGACATCTGGAATGGTGGGGATGATTATGCGGAAGCCCTTAAGCTTGGGGTGATCGCGGGTAACTTCTCTGCCACCGAACTGACCAAGGGATATGGCGAAGAAATGGCCAACCTACTCAAGAACATGAGTGCGAAGGATAAGAACGCCATGTTTGAGGCCCTGATCGAATTAAACAAAAAAGTAGGGCGCGGGTATGACTTCTCCGAAAGTGTGACAAAGCTTTCCACCTACTACAGTTATCTTGCTGATGGCATGAGCAAGCAGGAAGCTGCCCGTGAGGTGAGGAAGTATTTCCCCTACTACGACATGACCCCGAAGACACAGACCTTCAAATGGATCAAGCGCACGGTGATGCCATTTGCCTCCTTTGCCCAGCAGACCGGAAAGATTGGAGAGAACATCGTCAGACAGATTCCGGGTGAAGTGAAGAACTTGGCCACGGATGCAGTGAATCTGGAAATGGGACGAGTCTTCAAGAACGCATGGCATAGCAAGAGTGCGCGGCTGGGGCTTGTCCTCGGACTTCCGATGCTCATGACCCAAGCCTTCAAGGGAATGTATGGAGCAGACGACGACGATTTGGAATCGGTGTATGAACGCTATGGCCAACTTTTGGCTCGGATGAATACGGGGCTGCTTCCTATCCGCGAAGGACAGGGATACCAACTGATGTTTGATGCTTCGAGCCTCAACCCATTTGGCGCTGTCCTTGGATTCCGCAACTCTTCGGACATCATCAATCCCGAGCGGCTTGTCGAACGACTGCTGAACTACTCGGCGGTCACTGACCAGTTGCCCTTGGTTCAGGCACTCCAGATTGTTGCCGGGTTTGATCCCATGACGGGCAGCAAATACACCGTGGACAAATACGCTTCGACCCGGAACTTCGCCAAGATGGGACAGAAGCTTTGGTTCCTGATGGCCCCCCCGCTTGTGGGGTATGGTGCAAATAAAGTCTTTGGAGAAGGCAACCTGCCCCGTGGACGCTATGAACTGACGCCTCAACCCCAGTGGATCAGGGCGGCACAGGTTGCGGGTCTTGACATTAAACGTGCCGAGCCCTCGCTTTACCAGATCATCGATGACTTCAATACGAAGATCGGAAAGAAAAAAGGCTCAGGCCAGTCTGATCCTTGGGATCAGCCGACAGCAGACAGGCGTGCTTTGCGCTACGGCCTGATCAAGGGCGACAGGAACGAAGTAAAGCTGGCCCTGCGTGCGCTCATTGGGAAGGAAGAGATCAAGACGGTTCAGGAGTTGGACAAGGTGAAGTCCTACCTGAGCCCCTACTCTGCGCCAGGTCTGGCCGAATCCTCGAAAGCGGACTTCGTGGCCTATGTGAATGACAAGGGTGGGCTGATCAAAAAGAAGGTCATGGAAGCTGCCGTCGAATACGAACGACGGCAGCCCCAGATGGAGAAGATGCTGGACGAGGTGGCCCTTGAGGTGATCAAGGAACTACAGCAGGCCAAGCATACCAAGACCTCAGATCAGCGATAGTTGTTTCCCCGCACTGGGGGCTATCCTGCGCTTCCGGCTGGTCTTGAGAGCGGTATGGGCCAAGGCGAGGGCCTCGCAGTTCTTCTCACGTGAACGTGGGGCGAATGCCTTGGCTGCCATAATCCCCTCAACAAGGGGGGTCAGCCTGTTACGGGCCTTGACCCCCTCGTAGTAATACTTCTCCCCCCGATAGACCATGTGCTTCTGGATGGCCCCGAGGAAGTAGGCTCCAAAGAACTTGATCACCGGGGATTTGGAATGAATGTCCAGAATCACGCCCTTCACCAGATCGCGATAGGGTTCCTCGTCCATCCCCACGCCCCGCCCGTGTAGGTAATGGGCAGGGTAGGTGATGGCTTGGAGGATCAGGTCGCGTTGCTGGAAGAACTCTTTTTCCCGGTCTTTGAAGAACAGACGCCTGATCAGCAGAATCAGTTCCTCACTGACAGATTGGTTGGACATTAAAATTCCCCCATGTCGTCATCATCGTCTTCACTACCAACCGGACACTGGGGGATTGCTTTGGCTTCATCAGAATATCGCTGGGCAATGATGAAGGCATGTGGAAACAGACGGGCAGCTTGAATCATCAGGTCATCCTTCTGTTCCTTGGCCAGCAGGGTTTCATCAAGGAACCCGCGCAGGCCACGGATGAACCGGACCATGGCCATCACATCTTCCTTTGCATCTTCGTCGGTCAGATTGTGCTTGGACCGTGCGACATCGATTGCCCTTTCTTTGGGCAGCCCCATCGAATAGCGGAACCGGAGTGCCAGTTCTGGATCGAATCCAAATAGGTCCTTGATGATATATGATCCCATGGCGAAAGCCTCCATCAAATCCCCACACTGCGAACACGCTGATCTTTTCTCACCGGTGATGTCACTTTCTACGGTGATGATGGGTCGGTCAGACCCTTCGGATTGGATAAGCAGTTTGAAGCGTTTGGTGTTTTTGGAGGTTTTCATGGGTTGATTCCTTGGCGTAATCATACACCGGGGGGTGCCGCTGGGGCAACAATTTCAGGGGGCAGACCATAGGATTTATCACCCTTGAGCCATGCCCATTTGCGCGCACCACGTTCAATGATGCGAACAAGGTTTCTGGCAAAGTCCAACTGAGTTCCATTCTCAATAATAAACCCTGCCGCACGAGCAACATTCACGCTTTCGATATGGATTTCCTTGGGATGGACAGAACTCGACACCGGGATGAACAGAGTCTCGTCATGCTCCAGTTCACCCACCCTGCCATAGGCGTGATGGATGGTGTCGGATGGCACCAACTGGCCGTGGATCACCAAAGACCACCAGCACCACGGATGCTTCTGGAGGAAGGGGATGCGCTTCTTGGCATACTTCCGCTTCGTTCTGGCCTTGGCTTTGGACACGGGGCGAAGCCGTCCCCCTCGGTTGAGGGGAGTGCGGCGTTTGAGTAGGCTCTTTTTCATCGGGGGTCGTCCCTCCACTCGCGGAATCCAAGGGTCAGGAATTCCTTCCCGCTATTGGAGCCGACTTTCTTGCGGATATAGACTGCATACTTCTTCCCGCCAACCAGGCAATGGCCACGGAAGTCCGGGTCACGGTCGCTTTCTTTGCGGTCATTAATGAAGGCAACTCCGTCGTTGTCCTTCTGCTCGTAGGGTCTGCGTCCCCCACCACGGGGGGATTCGGAACGGTGTTCGCGTTCCCGGTAATCTTGGGGGTCTGCACCACCATCGTTGTCGGATGGCTCGAAGTGACGGCTCTCGCCTTCGGTGGGTTGGAATCCTTCTTCGTCTAAGAATGAGGGCATATTATCTCCTTTGTTTACGTTCTGTTAATTTGGCTTTGTTCTGCGCTTTCTGGAAGTCCTTCATGCAGGAGTGAAAGACTTGGGCATCGAGGATGCAGGTAGCCGCGTGTTGTTGCGGGGTCACCTCGGGGTGCCTGTCCCTGCGCAGGAACAGCATGGTAGCGAGTGATTTAATGTTCATGACTTCTTCAACCTTTCTCTGGCATCGACCTGTAACAGGCCGCGATCATCAAGCATCTGCGCCAGCATTTCTTTTGCTTTGGGTTCGGTGGTTCCATACTTGGAACACAGGATGGCCACCATGTCGGTCATCGTCAGCCGGGACATGGCCAGCAGTTCGGCGCGATTGATCACACCGTCACATGCCTGAACCAAATCCTCCAGTGATGCCTTCCGGCTGATGGTGCGTTGCTCGTAGGCTTTGAGGGCATACCCTTCCACCTTCCCGGCACGGATCAAGTTGCGCAGGTCTTCCTCGCGCTTCTCGATCACCTTGCTGGCAAGCAACGCCCAATCCATTTCCTGCCGTAGGTCACTCGGGGCCATGTCGCCACGGATGATGGGCTTGGCTACCACCTCACGGGTGACAATGTCAGCCGCAGGGCAGCCCCCACGGGCAGGGCAGTATTGGCACTGGATCAGACCCGCATGGAAGTCCTCCCGACCCGACTGAATCCTTGGCGACTTCGCACGGATCAGATCAAGGTCAGCCTCCATCTGCTCTCGGGTGAAGGTGAACCGCTGCATTGGGCCATTGGGAGCGTGGGGATGGAGCAGGAATGCTTCACCCACTTCAATCCCATACTGCTCACCGTAGTGGTGGTAGAGGACGGCACACTCTGTCCTGATCTGGTAGTTGATTTCAATCGGGGTGACGTAGGCAAAGCCAGTCTTATAGTTGGCAGTGACAAACATTCCCTTCTTGAGATAGGCCACATCAGGCTTGGAGGTGAACAACTCATTCCCGTTTTCGTCCTTGAGCCAGAACCGGGTTTCACGGATCACATCAGCAGGGGCCAGATCGTATTCGTCAAAGAGGCCAGCCTCCTGATCCATGATCATCTTGGTGGTGACAATGTCATCAGGCTCCAGACCGTCCAGACTCGACGAGTGGAGGGCCGCATGAATGCGATCCCCCCTTATCGAAGCTTCTGTCGGAGGATTCGGAATCTCATTCTCCGTGATATACATCATGGCCGCACCGCAACGGAAGTCGCGGTCAGCACTGGACGATGACGGAACTCCAAGCCGCTCGTCAACGAGTGAGGTAATCATTGGCTACCCCGCAGCGAATCCTGAAACGCTATGTTGATCTTCTCGCGATTTCGGAACAGGTTGTTGAGCATGGGTTCGGTGAGTTGCTTCAACTCTTCCACATCAGCCGCCACGGAACTGTCTTCCTTGAGCCGATCCAGCACGAACTTGAGCGGGATTTTCTTCTCGTCCAGATAGGACTTGAGCATGTCAGCGATAGGCGGAGGCCCATCACCTTCCGGGATCTTTGACCCACGGGGGACACGGCGACTTGCGGGTTCCTTGGCCGCAGCTTTGGGGGCGCGGACAGACTCCGCATCATCATCCTCGGTGGCAGACAGGCCGATCACCGACTGCCACGCATATCGACGGGCATAGGTGACGGCAGCACCAGACGCCTGAGCATCCCACTTCTCATTGGGAAGGGGTAGGAGCAGGGTGCTTTCCAAGAACTGGCCCGACTCATGGAGCAATAGCGTAGTGCAACCGCACACCTTGAGTTCGGGTTTGCTCTCGGGATGCTGGCTGACCGACAGCCCGTGACTGTTGAGGATGGGCCGGGTCAGTTCAATGATCTGCCCGAGGTCGGCATACTTCGACTTGAAGTAGGGGTTATCCGCATCCTTGATGACCGGGGCGATTTCTTTCTGTGCTGCCAGCAGGGCTGCTGAGAGCAATGCAATATCAGGGGACTTTGTAATCATGGTGTTCTCCTTTAGCCCATCATGGGCATGTTGTATTTCTTGCACAGATCACGTGCCAGTTCCATGTTTCCACATAGCTGGGCGTATCCGATTGCTGCATTACAGGCAGCGTTTCTTTTGCGGCGGTCTTCGTGATTAAGACGGAGAACGAAGTATTCGGAATCAACCGGGTCATTCTTCCCATCCACACGTTCGACTTTATATCTCAACTCTAAACCGTCACTCATTCTTTGTCCTTTCGTTCACTGATTAAGCTAACAAAGTCTTCCAGTGATAGCAAGACTTTGAAGCTGTCGTTGTTGATTTTATACATCACCACCGGGGTCTTCCCCTCGCCAGCATCTTCGACTGCCTGACGATACCAAGCGGCAGGGTCGGCACGCTTGGCCCCCTTGCACTCGATGTGGATGTTATTGAGACTCAGACACACGATGTCCGGGGAGTTGTTGCCACCCGAGAACTGCTGGCCGCGACGGGCGGGGTGGCCCAGTTCGGTCAGCTTGTGTGCTAGTTCCAGTTCGATGCGCTTACCTTTGGCTCTACTGTTTATGGGCATGGGGTTCCTTTCTTGGTGAGGACGGCTCGGGCTGATCCCATATAGCCAATTCCTCATTTGATATTTCATACAGGCAGTTTCTTGGCATGTTTAGGGCTTTCTCCAAAGCCCCTTCCAGTACCTTGTTACGGGACTCGGACAAGGCGAGTCTTGCAATGTAGTAATCGACCACCTCAATAGCGCGAGTTACTTCCACGCAACCATGACTTGCCTGATGGGGGCCGTCTGAATGACGCAATACATCGCCTAACTCCACCCTTGCTTGTTCTCTGGTGGGAGTCGCCTCCTCCAACTCTTTGCGTAGGGCGGCGAGTTCGCGTTCTAGCTTGCCGTATCGGCACCCGTCACGATGCTTCGCAATGTTGTTGCATTCAGGGCATTCCTTGGGCGTGTCGCTGTTCATGACTCCTGTTCCTTTGCAGTTTTCACATTGTTCTTGGACGCATTCACCGCTGTTGTTTATCTGGCGCGGATTCCATCCTATTCCCATGCACTTATCACAGGTCATGACTCCCTCGCTTTCAGTTCACGGATGAACCCGGTGATGTAGTCCCACACCAGATAGGTGGGGCCAGCCAATCCGAATATCCACATCTGCCAGAGGCATAAGGATGGGATGTCAGACACGCCCCACCCAATCCCAAGCATGAGCCCCGTGAAGATGCCGAACCCTCCAGCAAGGGCGGCAGCAAGGCCACACGCCACGACCACAAGTATATAGAACGGCAAGAATCTCATGACGGCACCTCCAGCTTGAATACAGCACAGGTGGCCGGGGCTCCCTGCGGAGTCCAGACATGGAGGACAAAGCACTGGCCGAGTTCCTGCCCGTTCCATGCTTCCCACCTGTCGTCGAATCCAGCTTGGATGGTGTAGTCGTGCTTGATCTTGAAGTGTTCAAACTCCAATACGACTTCTCTGTAATCTCTCATAGTTATTCTCCTTTGTTAATCAATCACATGAGGCAGCGTGGCGAGTTGTTTCTTGGTGGCCTTTCCTTCATTCACCCAACCAATGCCCACCCACTGCATTACTGACCCGTCGATAATTACTTGGCTGATCCTTTTCTCACCACCAGTAGCCATCTTCATGTTGCTCAATTCAGAGCGTTTAATTGTTTTCATTCACGATCTCCCCAGATAGTTGTAGCACCAGACCAACCGACCATGCTGCTCTCGCAGTTGGGACGGACGGCTTGAGTTGATGCGTTCGATCCGTCTTGCATGGAGCAACCGCTTCATGGCAACGCCGATCAGGTTGGCATCGCGCAGGGGGACGAATCCAAGGTTCAGTTTATCCATCCAGAAGTATCCATCCCTGCGTCCCCGATTGAGGATGTGACGGACGATACGACGGATCATGACTTCGCGTTCATGGGCGAACTGTTTCTGGAACCACCCATCTTTGGTAGAACGGGTGTGTTCAATATTCGGACGACGATACTTATTCTTCATTGGTATCTTCCTCTCTTTGGTTTAGGATTTCTTCGGCATATTCTTCAATACTTACAGGGATGATGCGGTTGCTGGCCACTGCGCGGATGGTTATCAGTAATCTGCACGTGCACATGTCACAACTCCTGAGTCCCGTGAACAATAGTTCAAGGATAAACAGGAACAGGGCACAGGATACCACATGTAAAAACATGAGTATGGTCAGTACAATCTGGCATAAGCCAACAAACGGAATGGCGACAACGGCAGAGCCGAGTGCCCACAGACGATTCAAGTTATACTTCATTGTTTCCTCTCCGAGAATTCCTTCTCGATTTGTTTTAGTTCTTCGGATGTGGTGTTGAACACGGTGATCTTGCCTCCTTGGCGATTCACCACGAACACCTTGCCATCATCCATTCGGATTGCTTCAAGCAGGAACTCCAGCTTACCTCTCTTGATTACTACTTCCTTTGTCCTAAGCATACGTTTACCCCATCACGATATTGGCGCACCAGTTCCACGCTCCACCAGCGCCGTCCCAGTTCCAAGTCGCACAGATAGGCGGCGCTGATCCCCATCTGTTTGGCCACCCGGCGCAGAGAAACACGATTGGCATCGCGGACTGACCGCAGCATATACCCGGCACGCTTGTTGGTTTTATCAGATACGACATGGGCTTTCGCATCCATGTCCACCTGTGATTTGATTTCATCGATGATCTTCTTGTATATCTCTGTCGAATTCATGCGAACAATTCCTCTTCTCCAAGACTGTCCGAGTCAGTCATGGCTTCTATGTTTGTTAAACGGGCTCGAACTTTGACACAGGCTTTCTCTTCCTGAGTCCCCGCTACAAATACTACGTGCTGGAAACTATCCTGACCTCCCGCCCTGCGCACCCGGCCCAAGACCTGCTTGAGGTCAAAGCCCGACCAGCATGGGGAGATATAGGCTTCCCTTGGTTTCATCCCGGCCTTGGCATGGAGGCTGATGGACTCGCCCCCGGCTTGGATCATCAACAGGATCACATCAGTTTCACCTGTTTGGAACCGTTCAATTTGACGGTCACGGTCTTTCTGCTGGCCATAGATCATGGAGGGCTTGTGCTTTGCCAAGAGCCTATGGAGGGCAGACAGCGATTCGCGGAAGTTGACGAAGACCGGGCATGCCCGTCCCACCTCCAGCGAATCCTCCACCAACTCAGCAGTCAGCCTTGTCTTGGCCAACTCCACGATCTGGTGGGCGGTCTGCAACCTGCCAAGACGGGTGAACCCTACGCCCCGCTTCCTCTTGTCCTCACGCAGGGCATCGATGTCACGGGCTGCCGAACGGTATGCCTGTTTGATTTCTTCCGCACACTCCGAGTCGTAGCACTTCGCATCGATGTAGGTCATGGGGAACTGATCCCCAAGCTGGGAGGGGAGGATGCAGTTGCCGTATTCGGGCAGTGCAAGGTTCCTTACCTTGTCCATGAATGACGTATCCCCATAATACTTGGGACCATACCGGGTGATCTTCACTCCATTGCGCAGCATCCACGGGAAGTAATCCATCAGTCGGTGCATCCCAAGGAAGTATCCGAGGGCTTGCATATCGATGGGACTCTCTGCCGGGGTAGCCGAGGCAATAATCATGGGGACATTCTGCATGATCGAGGACACCATCATCTGGGTATTCATCCCACCGATGGCGCGGCACTTGTGGTGCTCGTCCATGATCAACAGAGAGTCACTGGGCAGCGACCAGTGGAACCGCTTGGCTTTGCGACCAGCAGCATACCATCCACCCCACCCGGTTCTCCCAGTCCTGATCTTCTCGTAGTTGGATACCTCGGCATCGCAGCCGAATGAGCGATAGACCCTCTTGGTTTCTGTCAGGTGGTTCTTCCGACAGATCACGAATGGCCTGAGCCCACTGGCCTGAGCCACAGCCGCCAGCATGTAGGTCTTACCAACCCCCATGCTTGACCAGTCCAGTGCCTTACCCCGCTTGCGTAGGGACTTGAGCATCAGGTCTGGAGCCTCACGTTGGTAGGGAAGCAGAAGCTCCTTGAGGTCGCCGGGGCACACCTCGGGTATGGATTTGAACTCACGAGTTGTGGTGAATCCTGCCAACCAGTCGTTAACTATTTGTTTGGCAGAGTCCAAAACGCTCCTTCATTTTCACGGGCCACTTGTTGATAGCGTCCCATTGTTCCTGAGTGACCAAGCCCCGACGCTTGAGTGCGCCTCCCAACTGCACCCCGAGGATGGATCGCTCCACCCCACAGGATGGGATGCGTCCGAAGAACGTAAGGATGGCGAGGTCTTTGTCAGACCGTGCGATGACCACCTCGGCGGCGGCGGCAAGGCGATTGAGGTAGTCGGTTGTCTTACGCTGACTTGCCCGACGTTTGATGGTCCTCTCCACATAGAACGGAAGGGAGCGAGGACGGTAGCCTGTCAGCCTGCACATGCGTTGTCCGACTCGTTCGCGTGATATGCGCAGGGACTTTCCTATGGCAGACGGATGACCTGCCACGGGATACTCGGGATGGTTGATGATCCAATCATAGAGCAGGGCATCGATGGCCCACTGACGCTCCTTCCGTCCTAGAGCAAGAAGGCTTTCGGCAATCCCCACGTAGGTTTCAAATCCCCGAGTGCTCCTGCCATAGAGTGAGGCAAGATGCATGGCAACAAGGGGCATGGATTTGTTCTTGGTGTATCGACCAGCGTTGAGAGTCTTCCATCCCCGCTCGAAGCACAGGGTCTTCCATATTTCATCGGTTCGCATATTTGCAAAGTCGATGGATTCCAGAGGGACGGTTGGTTCCTTCCCGATGGCAATCATAAACGACTCGGCAGGTTTGGCGTTGGCGTCTCGCTCCAGTGCGAGTGCGTGAACCTTCTCCCGCAGTGCGGTAAGTTCGGCTACGGTGAGTGGTTTTAGTGGACGAGGTTCAGTCAGTTGCGTGTTGGTGGATTGCATGATACTCCTTGGTTCGTTGTTTATAGGCGGGGCAGTCTGACATTCCGAATGTCTTCGCGTTGAACTCAGCACACCATTTGGTGGACGGAGTCCAACTGCGGCAGGAACTGCACCCAGATGCTCTGGGTATATAGGTTTTGAAATCCCTCAGGATATTCACGGCTTGGCACATATCCTCATAGCGGATAAGCCGTTCCTTGGGACTGAGTCTGATGACGTTGCTCCATGTATTGCCGTAGGCGATGGAGCAACGGGCATCGAGGATGACGTATTTGCGGTCGCTGTGTGTCCGATCTTTAAGCCACTTATCGACACATCTTGAATAGCCGTCTGCGCTATCCGTGGGCCATGCTGGATGGAGGATATTTCCTGTATTCTCCAAACCAAGAAGCTCGGCTTGAATGATCATGGCGTCGCGACTGACACAGAACTGGTGTTCATTCTTTTTCATGCGGCCCAGCGGAACAACCCAGCATCCGGTCTGCTCGCAGATGTTATCCAAGCGGACTATGTTCTGGGATTTATAAAGCAGGGACATATCGAGGAACAGGGCGGGTCCATCGAGTTTGGGTTTGATGTTATCCGGCTCTTTGTTCTTGGCGCAGTAGCCGGATGGTTTGGGTGCGATGACGAAAGAGGGCATGGCCTTACTTCCAGAGCATCACAACCACGTGACCGCAAAGTATTGTGTTGATCGAATCAATCACAAGAATCCACGGCAGGGTGATAAGCACGACGGCGAACAAGAGTTGGCCAGTCAGTGACAGCTTGCGTAATGGGGTGGACATAGTGTAACCTTTCTGTTGAATGTGATAGCAGATTGAGCGAACATGACAAGAGATAAACAGCATTGGCTTGACCTTCTTACTCCCGGAAAACGACGTGGGTTGATCGACCCCGATCATCCCGCATCCCGCATCAAGGGTGAGTCCTGCGTGGAGCACAATCTTTTCATGTGCTACTTCGGACTCGGACTTCGTAGGACGTATCCACTTGCAGTCAGGCTGGCCATCGAGCAAGGGATTGGCACAGACGAGAATGAGATTCAGTCCCGCATGCGCCTTGCCTCCCGCAAATATCATTGGCAAATCAGATGTGATATGCACTATGATTTGGTCATGGATGGAATCGTTAAAGACCAGACAGCCGAACTGGTTAAGCAGACAAGGCAGCGCGTCGCAGCCCAAGCCAGCCTCCGTTCCCAATTGTCAGATGGTGCGCTTACTCTTACCGGGATCGGACTGTCGCGCCTGAACCAGAAGCTACAGCAGGAGAAGACGGCGACGATCTCCGTGGCAGATCTGCTTCGCCTTGCAAAGGTCGCAAACGAGTTGCTGGATCAGGTTCAAGTAGATCAAGAACCCCTTGTCCGGCGTGAAGAAGTGCTCGTGGATTTCTCGGACGCCGTGATACAGGTGCCGGATGCTGGTCGGCAAACGGAACCACAGGCATCGCCATAACTTCCTTGCTGGACACGACAATCTCCGACATGGAGTAGAGCGACGAGATCATCCAAGTCCCATCAACCCTCCACTTCAAATCGTGGAAGTGTTCCCCCTCAAAGAGCAGGGCATCCAACTGCTTGAGTCCCTTGCGCTTGCACATGATTGCATAATCCATACTCTGGACGGCTCCATTGTTGGGAAAGGGGGCTTGATTCATGAGGGTTAGATTCCTCTTCATATGAGAAAGGAAGTTAATTAAGTGTTCCTGATGGTAGTAGAACCGATCTTCTCCCGTATGTTTGGTGACGGAGAACAGTTCTTGCTCTCCGAGCCGAAAGGACATGAGGGAAAGATCGCCCCCAAAGAACCGCAGCCGCATGTTTCCCAGACTGCCATTGACGCAGCAATAACAGGCAAACAATTCAATAAGGCCGAACTGACTATTCGGATCGGCATTGCGCGGAGCAAAGATGGGCTGGATTGCCGCACCAAAATTATGAACACCTAAGATTCCGCTGTGTACATTCATATATCGGTCCGTGTGCGAGAAGACCTCAGTGAGCTGCATGTATTTGCTGCCCATCAAAATCCCCAGGCACTCGATTTCGCTTGGGCCTAATACGATACGTGATACTTGGGTATTCATCAAAGACTCCTTGATAAGAACGAAGGGGCAGGAGATTGTGGTTCTGCCAGCGCGTCCAGTTGGGATTGGTGTTCGTTGCTGAACGTGTAGAATACGGACCGAGTCCTTATCCACAGCCGCATGCCTCCAGCCTCATGGTCATTCACGTAAACTCGTTCTATTCCGCCATCCGTTTGAACCGGAACAGGAAGCGGACAGTTGGTCAGGATCCCGTGGCGATCATAGCTGAACTGTGTGGCGCCTGTGATGAATGCCAGCACATGCTGTGGCCCACAGATAGGTGACAGTCCTTTCTTCTTTTGTCGGATGATGAAGTCAATGGTTGCCAGCTTCATGACACCTCCACCATAAGGGATTTGATTTCATCGATGCGAAGGATGACATCGCCGTACCCTTCTCCCAATGGAACATTGGTTTCAAGGTTCATCCACTGGGATTCCCCGCGTCGTATTCCGCAGAGAACATTATACCTGTCGGACTCTGCCATTCCAAAACCGGAGGACATCCCGAGGCAGGCAAGGGTATCGTAGCTGGTTCTTACTGGAGTGAACAGGGTTCCCGGAACTACGATGGCAGCCAATGGTGATTTGTAGCGGTATCCTGCCATTAGCTTATTAATGAATAACGATGTTCCTCCACCATGACCAATGGTGAGATAGCACCCCTTCCTGAGCATCTGGCACAGGAACATGGCGGTGAGTGCGGGCATGGTAACGCGATCACTCATGCGTGCTCCAAGTTGCGGAAGGTTTTCATTTGTGTATCCGAGGTGACCAAACATGGGTGTGTTGTATCCAGATCTTTGCAGCGTATAGGCATTGATGCTGTCAAAGAGACAGAAGATCCTACCGTGTCGGGCCGTTTGATATAAGGCGATATTTAGTGACATAGATTTCCTTTGGTTAGATTGTGATTGTTATACCAGTGCGGGTGGCAGCTTGATGGCGGATTTGAATTCCTTTCCATCCTTCATGTAGCATGACTTGACCGGGTCCCACTTGGCACCGATGTCGGGAGACCATGAATAAGTTGTGCCATAGTTACCACGGTAACCGTAGTCCATATACTCCCTATCGTAGTAATCCTCGAGCCGATCATGTCTTTTGGTTTTGTGTTTGTTCTTTCTGACATAGTGCGACGAGTATTCCCCGGCACGCTCGATCTTGCTGCCGAGCAGTTCGTCCTTCCATACCG